TCACTGGCAACGGATCACGCCGCTGGCGATGTCGTCATCGATGGAACGAAGCACATCGGCACCCTGGTGCATTCGCTCGATCACTTCGAGCAGGCGCTGAGCCAGCCTGGGATCGCTCGAGCGCTCGACGGCGCGCATGATCTCGACGGCCGCAGACTCCTGATCGTTGGCCATCTGTTTCAACGCCTTGCGCAAGCGCTGCTCGGTCCATTTCATCGACATGTCCTTCACTCATACTGCCTAGACGGGCCCGGCAGGAACACGGGCCCGCTTAAGAGCACCGCGCCGGTGACAAGTTCAACCCGTCGACATGCCCGGCCGACACCAGCGAGCCAGGCGGAAGCGATGGCGTGGCGGAGCCGTGGGAAATCCGGGGAAAGACGATGCAGAGGCGTGGAGGGGGAAACGAAAACGCCAGGCGCAAGGCCTGGCGTTCGAAAATATGGGGTGGACGATGGGAATCGAACCCACGACACCAGGAGCCACAATCCTGTGCTCTACCAACTGAGCTACGCCCACCATATTTCAAATCGTACCGGATTATCCGGCGTTACCCGCGGCGGTCGGCTGGACTCTGCCTGAAGGTGGTGCGGACGGAGAGACTCGAACTCTCACGCCTTGCGGCGCTGGAACCTAAATCCTGTCTCGCACCTCAGAAGCGCTTATATTACAACAGTTTACGCCGACCGCAATCACTTAAACTGTGCCAATCGTGAAATTCCTTTTCACGTTTTCCATTTCCGCGCTTCACGTTTCCGTCACGGCCAGCATTCAGCGGTCCGACTCGTAAGCCGCAACACCGCTACCGACAGAGCGCCACTCATCCTGCGGCATGCGCGAATCACAGATGAATACCTCGACCTCCCCGCCTTCTTTCGGCTCCGCAGGCCGAATAGCAGCATGCCGGAGAATCGTCTCCATGTCCGGCACGTAGCTGCTCTCCGAGCCGTGGAACGACCAGATGCCGAACTTGCCAGCGCTGCCCACCTGGTGGTCGAGCTTCACCGACCAGCCCTTGAATCGAATCACCAGCATCACCGAGCTCCGTAGGAAAAGGCCGTAGTCTACTCCTAATCCTGACAGGCCTGATTCGCAGCCAGGAGCTGCGCCTCGTAACCGATCCGCTGCAAGCGTTCGGCGAGCAACGCGCGGACCTTGGTCTGCAAGTCGTCGCCTTTTCGCAGCCCAGTAGTTGCCCAAGCCGGCACCTCCACCGCCGGCACCCGGCACGGCACCGCCACTGGCACTTCTACGCGCACCGTGCGCGGCTCGGCTTCCTGCCTGGCGGCGCATCCCGCCAGCGCGACCGCAACCCACAATAGAGCAAAACCTGATTCACCTCTCATTGCCCTTCCTCGACTTGATATTTCGGTCGTTTAGCTGTCTATACTGGAAATGTCACTTGACATGCCCAATATGGACGGGATAATCGCGGTCCACCGGGGGAATCCTGTGGATAACTTGTGTAAGCCAGAGGAGGCGCCATGAAACCAGTCCAATTCCTTCTCAGAGGGTATGCGGAGCACAAGGATGGCGTATGGCAAGCGTTCTGCATCGATCTGTGTCTGGCAGTACAGGGTGAGTCTCGTGAAGAGGTGATCCGTAAACTCCACGAGCAAACCTACGATTACCTGAAAGACATCTTCGAGGGTGAAGACTACCCATACGCCGCTCAGCTCCTCGCCCGCAAAGCACCGCTGGTGCAACGCCTGAAGTATCACTACCTAGCATACAGGGAGCAGGTCAGCCGACTGCGCGATGTGTTCACCTTCAAAGACGCCATGCCTCTTAAGCTGGCGTAAATGGCAAGGCTCCACCCCGTCACATGCAAACAGGTCAAGGCAGCTCTAAAAGCGATGGGGTTCGAGCCAAGGCCAAGAACGGGAACATCTCACGAAAAGTGGGTGAAGACTGCGGGTAGCAACCGATGGATAGTAACAGTCGATTGCCCCAAATCTCCCTTCAGCAATGACCTGATCGCCTCCATGGCCAGACAGGCTGGAATGTCGACAAAGGCATTCCATAGGAAGTGCTGCGAATTCTAGCCCCGCCATCGCGGGGCTTTTTACAATCCCAGTTCCCGATCAATCACCTGTTCAGTCGCACCACACTGCTCGCCGGCGGTGCGATCACGCAGCAGACGGTTGGCGGCGGAATACTGCTCGGCGGCCTGCTGTCGTCCCTGCTCCAGCGCATGGGCTGCCTCCCTGGCGCGCTGCTCACCAGCCTGACGCAGCGCGGCAATCTGCCCGCCCTGCTCCACTACTGCGGCCTCCAGGCTCCCACGAGCGGAACGGCAGGCGGCCAGATCCGCGCTCACGGCATCCAACTGCGGCCGGTAGTGCCGCGCGCCGAGCCAGACACCGCCGGCGGTGCCGAGGCCGACCAGCACCAGGCAGGCCAGCGCGACCGATAAAGCGCGAGCGGAGATCACGACAGCGGCTCCAGGAACAGCGCGCGCTCCGCCGCTCGACGCTTGACCAGACCCTCCAAGCGCTTACCACCCGCATTCACCCAGCGAGGGAACTGGTCCGCTGCTCCCTGGTAGTCCCCCTTGTTCAGCAGCTTGAGCAGCGTGGACGACGCCAGATTGGCCGCGCCCAGGTTGTACACGAAGCTCATCAGGGCATCCCACTGGTTCTGGTTCAGTGGCACTTTCACCAGCTTGTCCATCTCGGGCTCGAAGCGCTGAATGTCGTTCGACAGCATCCGCTCGGCCTGCTCGACGGTGATCGTCATGTAGCGGGTGACGCCCCGCGTGGTGCCGTAGCCAATGGTCCAAACGCCTACCGAGTCCTGATAGGCGGACAGGCGCAGGCCCTCGAAGGATTTGATGAGGTCTATGCCTCGTTGGGATGTACGCATTTACGGGTCTCCAAAAACGACGAAGCCCGCGCAGGGCGGGCTTTCGTTCGTCGATAGGTTTTGTCAGGTTTAATCTGGCAACGGGAAACGTGCTTTGATCTCCTCGACCTTGGCGATCCAGGCAGAGTAGTCCGGCTCGGTACCGGCCTTGATCGCATCGAATTCAGCCTCGGTCTTGAGCGGGTCACTCTCCAGGCGGTATGCATTTGCCCGCGCCACGGCTGCGGCATCGTACTCAGCCTGCCTGCGCTCTTGCGCCTGCTGTTCAGCGGTCTTTACCTTGCTCCAGTCGATCATCGCGGTAACTCCACAGGTCCATCGGCATCGATCAGCAACGGTTCAGGAATGCGAGCGGCGGCACTTGCATCATCAGCCAGCGGGAACCGCAGGCTCAGTTCCAGCCGGTCGGCACGTCGCACTGCGGGACCAGCGAACCACTCTGATCCAATCGCCTCGGCCGGCAGTTCGCCACCCTCCGGTAACGGTGTGAAGTCGAACGCCTGGCCGTTCACGGTGAGCACATCGCCAGCCCTGCTCAGCGATAGGCGTTCGCCGCTGCCTGGCAGCGGATAGTACGGTGACAATGTGATGATCATCAGTACCATCTCCCAAACGCGATGTATCCGGGCATAACCTCGGCTCTATCAACAAATCCGTGAGAAATCAGCGTCACAACAGAAGCCGACGGAGGGTTCATCGAAAGCCATGCACGAGCTGTTGCGCCCTCTCTAAACGCCGGAACCGGTGAAACAGATGGCGCAGCAGAAAACGCAGCAGGAAAATAGAACGCAGCAACGCCCCCCGACTGAAACCCACCCCCGGTCGCAACGCTGCACACCAGAGCGGTACTGCTAACGCCAGCGCATATCTGAGTTCCGTCCGCAAACCGCACGAACTCTCCGTTCGCGTTGCTCCCGCGCTGGATCACCGCACCGGTGGGTACGCCGCTCGCCTGCGAAACCGTGCCGAGAATACTGTCTCGAGAGTACAAAGCCCCCGAGCTACCAAGTGCCTCCCGTACCGCCGCGCTGCCGAGGCCGAGATCCCCCCGCGCCGCTGCGGCATTTGCAGAGAGCGCCCAGGGCTTTATGCCTGCCAGCGTCGCTCCCCAATCCATCGCGATCTGGTTGAAACGATCTGACAGGTCCTTGTCGTAGCCCAGTATCGGCGCCACCGCAAAGGCCTGGCCGCTAGCCGTGCTGCCCTGGTAGTTGGGCTTGATCGAGATGACCGTCGAACTGGCGACGTTGCTCACCTCGTAAAGGCGCCCATCAGGGGCAATAAAGGCGTCGCCTACCCGGACATTCGAAGAAAACTGAGTTCCGGTGCCGGTGACTGTCGGCGAATTCAGCGTGACAGCGACCGTGCCTGTGGAATACCAAGCCATATAGTCCTCCAGATGTGTTTACGCTACTGCAATGAGCGGCCAATTGAACTGCTGATTTGTTTCCGACCCAACAACTGATGACACAAATATCAAGCTCATTGAGTTCTCAAGAAACCCAATACGCGGAGCCTCAGCAGTGATAAATGCGCTTACATTGAAGTGGCTAACTTGAAAGTAAGCCTCAGTTCCGTAGGGGAACGGCAAATACCACGTCTGCAGCGCCAAACCGCCAGGCCAGTTCGGGTTATACGCATATTTATTCCAAACCTGTGCGCCACCGACATAGCGAACGATGTCCCGGTTACTGTCGAACATCACACGCGACTGGGAGTCGAAAACCTGCATTCCCCACCCACCGGTTTTCGGCAACATGACCGCGCCAGCTTTCCACTTTCCGCCGTAGATTGGAGGGTCCACGTCCTGATAGATCGTCTGCCAGAATGCAAATCCAGTCCAGTTCCCCGGGGCGCCAATATGTCTGAACAAATAGATTTGATGCGGACCATTTGGGCGCACGAAGACATACGGCTCATACGGGGACTGTATTGGAGAGGCATATTGAATAACAGTTTCTCTGCCGGTCGTATGTCCATAAGTTCCCGACGCAGCGAAGTGAATACATGGATTACTGTCGTCGATTATTGTTTGCCCAGTATCCCCGCGAATTAATACTCCGTAGCTCATGAGAACATCACCGCATGCAGTACATAGGTTGTTCCGGATGATCCGTTCCAATGGAACTTCACCACATTCCCGGAAATTGTGTATAGGGGAACCTCGCCGAATGCATTTCCGCTGGCGATGATGAACACAACACCGCGCGCAGGATCGAAACCCGGCACCGTCACCGTCATCCCGTTGGTGATGGCGCCGAGCGACTGCCGGTAGACCGTGCGCGCCGATTGGCCGGTGAGCTCCATCAGGATGGAGCCGGCCGCATTTCTCAGGCGGATTCCGTAGCTCATACGTCTAGATTCCCGATCTGTACTCGCAGCACCAAATTTGCGTCGTAGACCTTGGTGGCCTCCGCTGTCTGCCTCATGAAGCCGCCAGACGTGGCGCTGTTCATCGTCAAGCTCCCCGCTTTATCCAGCTTCCACAGAGGCTCGCCGTTGGCACCGAGTGCGGTCGACTGAATAACGTTGCCGATCTTCGCGTTGGTGATCGAACCGTCCTGGATCATCGCGTTGTTGATGAACATCTGTCCGCCGACGATCGAGACCGGCGCCACGGTCTGCCCGCTGGAACTGTTGAACCAGAGGAACCGATCGGCCTGGAACGCCATGGTCGTCACGCTCGTACCGCTGTCGAAGCCCAGTTGCCAGCCAGCGGCGTACTTCTGTCCGTTGGCATGCGCCTGGAGCTTCACGCTGTAGAGCGCCTTGACGTTGCCATCCAGAGAGGCCACTGCCTGGGACGTCGTCTGGATTGCCGCACTGTTGCTACCCACCTCCGCTGAAAGTTGGTCGATGCGCTGGGCAGTGGCTTGTCTGTCGCTCGCGGTCACCTGCTCGACCGTGGTAATGCGCCCCTCCGCAGTTGCAGTCCGCGCTTCAAGCAAGCTCGTCCGCTTCGCCTGCGCTTCGTCCTCGTTCGCCCGCACGGTGACTTCGGTGGCGGCTCGAGCAATGGTGTCCCAGCCCTTCAGCGCATCGGCCTTCTCTCCGGTCGCCGGCTCCCGGCGGGCGGCAGCCTGCAGAACATCCAGGCTCGAAGCCGCCGCTTCGACCTTACCGTCGAGCTCGGTGATATCCGCGGTGTTGGTGGCCACCTGCTGGGCCAGGCCGTTGGCCGTCTCGATCGACTGTCCGATGTCGGCCCAGTAGGTCGCATTCGGCGGAGAGGCGTTGAGCGGCACCGCCTGCTTCGCTTGATACAGCCGGTTGCCGACCCGCACGATATCGTTCTTCGCGTAGGTCTTCGTCGGGTCGTAGGCCAGCACATCGGTCAGATTGTCGATCTGGTCCTGCAAGCCACTGATATCGACCTGCATCTGATCGATTTCGGCGAAGAACTGTTCGCCCAGCGCGGACTCGACGTACTCCTTGGTGATCAGTTCGTTGTACTCGCTCGCATCCGTCGAGCTGATGCCGTCGACCCAGGCCGACCATGGGCCGACGTTGCCGGTCCGGTCGATCAGCCGCCCGCGGAAGGCCAGGCGAGCGCCGGCCGCCAGCGAGGTCAGCGTGTGGGTGTCGGTCGGGTATGCGAACAAGCCCAGGGCAGTTGCGTTCTGTTCGCTGCCGCCCGGGGTAACCGACTGCTGGATCTCGGTGTAGGCGGTGTCCGACGCGCCACTGGCCGGGAATCCCCACTCCAGGCCGATCTTCCACGGCCCGCTGGTGGTGCGCAGGAACGCCAGCGCCGGCGGCGCGCCGGTCTTGCCGCTGAGCTGGGTCAGGATCGAACTCTTCCAGACCGACGTGATGTCGAAGGCCGACACCGCGCGCACCCGCGCCAGATAGCCACCTGCGTAGATGCCGGTCACATCGACGCTGGTGGTGCCGGCACGCGGCAGGCGGATCCAGTTGCCGCTGTCCTTCTTCCACTCCACGTCGTAAGCGACAGCCCCTTCCACGGGTGGCCAGGCGATGGTCATCGTGCTGACCGCCAACCCCTGATCGAACTGGTAGTGCGAGGTCAACGTGACGCTCGCCGGCGGCGCCACGGTGGTGATCGGGATAACGCTGATCGGCCGGCTCTCCAACTTGGCGCCAGTGTCGATCGCTGAGAACTTCCCGGGCTCATACTGCAGCGCAGTGATCTCGAAGACACCGCGCTCCGGCTGGCTGACTTTCATCACACGGTAGAGCGGCACCGCCAGGTCGTCGGCATCGAGGGTCCAGACCAATTCCGGTAGCGGGGTCTCGCTGTAGGCTGTCGTCACGGTCACCGCGCGCCCGGCTACCGACTGCACGGTTCGCGCCTCAGCCTTACCGCTGGGCAGGTTCAGGAGCAGCCGGTCGCCAGCCTTCGCCTGGGTATCGCGATCCAAGGTGATCACCCGGCCAGCAACCGCCGAGATCCTCCCGCCGATCTCCCGTCCAGCCAACAGCGCGTCAGCCACCGGAATCACCCATCCCGGCAGCGGAATCGCCCCGTCCATACCGGTACGGAACGTTACCGTGCGATCCTGGCTGTTGGTCAGGATCGCCCATTTTCCGCGCCGCTGGGCCTCACTCTCGCGGTCGCAGCCAATGGCTGCCACCTCGACCGGGTTGTCGCCGTAACGCCGCTGCAGGCGCTTATCGGTGGCCACAGCCACGTCGGTGTCGTAGTTGTTCGCCGGATTGTCGTAGCTGACCAAGGCACGGCTGTAGCGAGTGCGCTCACTGGCCGAGCCGTAGCTGAAGCGGCCGTCGATGACATTGGCCCGGGTGTAGGCGAAATCGACGTCGGTGGCGCGCGGAATATCCGCCTGGATCTTCAGTTGGCCCTGGGCCCAGTACGCCATGCCGCGGTAGATAGCGGTGAGGTCGCGCAGCAGCTCCCAGGCCCCGGCGCGGCTTTGCAGGTTGAGGTTGCAGGTGTGTCGCGGCTCCTGGCCACCCTTCCCATCCGGCACCAACTGGTCGCAGTACTGGGAAATCCGGTACATCTCCCAGCGATCGACCATCCAGGCCTTGATGCGTTTACCCACACCGAAACGATCGTTGGTCACGATGTCGTAGGTGTGCCAGACCGGGTTGTCGGTCCAGGCCTGTTTCATCGTGCCGTCCCAGATGCCGAGGTAGGCCCGGGTCTCCGGATCGTAGTTGCTCGGCACTTGAACCTTCCGCCCGCGGCAGTCGACTGTGACAGCCGGAATGTTGCTGAACTGCTCTGCGCTGAACTCGACGTACAGCAGGGCCGTGTTCGGGTAGCGCAGCTTCGCGTCGATCACCTCGGTGTAACCGGCGATCAGCATGGTGTCGGCGATACGGTTGTTGTTCTGGTTTGGCGTCAGGCGGCGGACGCGCACCTGCCAGCCACTGGTGGCCACCGGCAGGTCGATTCGGCGGGAGCGCTCGTAGCGGGTGGTGGTCTTGCCATCGACGGCCTCGCGCAGCACCTCCTGATAGGCGCCGCCGTCGGTGGCCAGATCTACGGCATATTCGATCCGGTACCCGCCGATGTTGCCGTTGGTGTCCTGCTGCTGGAGCGCTGGCCATGCGAAGCGCAGGCGCACTGCGGAAAGTTGGGTATTGCTCAGCGAGCGCACCCAGGGCGTATCGCTGCGCAACTCGACGTTGACGCTGGTTTCATTCTCAACGGCAGGGATGCCCGGGATGTAGTCCTGGTCGACTGCTCCCGCGCGCCACTCCCACTTAACGTTGGGGAAGTTCAGGTTACCGCTCGGGTCCATCAGCGGGGTGTTGTCGAGGTAGATGTCGCGCTCGCTCGGAACCCCGGCGAACTCGCCCTCGCCCACGGCGAGCAGGATCTTAGCCATCGCGACCGAGCGCAGGCTGTCGGGTGCCTCGACCGGCTGTTTCGGCTTGCTACTGCCGCCCTTGCGGCCGGCCAGGTGCTGGTGAACTGCGCCCATGCTTTCCTCCGGGCATGAAAAAGCCCGCGCGAGGCGGGCTGGAAGGTTGTACAGCGTGGATGAAATGCCAGTGGCAACCGCCCTACCGGGGTAGTAGCGTCGTGCCTTCATGCAAGGGTTTCCCGACCCTGAGCGTGCCGGCCCAGGGATCGGGAGGCGCCAATGTCGGCGCGGTTAAAGACCTAGGAGGTCGACATGAGTAATGAAAAGACTTTGAGCCCAATGGAGCAAGGGCTCCTCGTAGCTCTCACAGCAATTGCAGCAAGCCTGCGCTCCACTCCAGGGTTTGACGGCGATGGCCTCACCAAGGCGGCCCAATACTTTATCGACAACCAGCCGCCCGACTGTATGTCAGGAAACGCCTTCAGCGCTTACGAGTGGCCGCTGACGATCCTGAAAGCTGACGTTTCTCAGCTTCAGAACATGCTGAACGAAGGCAAGGTTCGGAACTGAGCTCCAACCCTTCCTTCTTCGAGAGCCGCCAGGCTGGGTTGCCGCTGGCGGTTTTCCTTGCAGACTCAATCATCGCTTTCTCCCGCGGCGTAGCCGCTCATGGTGGGTTGTTACACCTTGTCCTCGGCGTAGATCGACGCCGAGATAATCGCTCCGCCCCAGCGGCGCTTCCCATAGCAGATCGGAACCGGGTTCCCGCTGGCGGTGGTGTTTCTCGCACTGCCGAAGGCGTAGCTGGGCAAGTTCTCCGGCGCCGCGCTCTGCTTCAGGCCTTGGGCTTGGGGGCTGAGCATTTGGATGACACCGCCGATCGCCAGACCGGCGCCCGCTTGGATCAGGAAAGCGTTTCCCGTCATGGCGCCAGCCACAACTAGCACAGCCCCCACAATCGTCTGCACCAACCCACCACGCTTCCGGCCACGCATGACCGGAGCAATGCGAATTTCCTCGGCGCCCCCGAACTGCAGCTCATCTTGGGAAATGTTCCGTTTCCCACGGAATACAGCGAACTCCATACCTCGCAGGTGGGCATTGGCGAGAAAGCGCTCGAGGCCTGGAATCTGTACGCACAGGGCCTTGATCGCTTCCGCAGTCGACCCGACGAGCATACGGTACTCCCGGCCGAACTGCCGGAGCGCGCCGTAGAGTTTGATGGTGGTCATCGGAGTGTGGTGCGCTGCGGTGGTCATGTGTTTCTCCAGGTAATAAAAAACCGCCCGGAGGCGGTTCTTCGAAAAAAACGTTAATTAAATCTACCGACCTTTGAGCCAGTAAAGATCGCCATGAATATAGTGCGAAATTCCAAGCTCTCTCAATACTGAGTTGGCCGAGCGCTTGTCAGAAAATGGTCCAACTATCACCGTCAAGCCCGAAACTGAAGCTATAGGCAGTTTCAATTCCTCAAACTTAGCCTTCGCACCATTAATCTCTTCTACGGACTTACACCTCACCTTCACAGCCCAGCCAGCACTTATCCCGACCGGCGCTGATTTTTCCGCTACCGAGTCAACATCAGCTCCACAGTAACGACACTTGATCGCAGCACATTTAATCATCTCGGCGCAATACGGACATGGTCGAACATCACTTGCGTAAGCTTGCAGACTTGGACTATTTCGACTCACAGAATTGTTGTTCTCACTCTCTCTCGTGGCAGACGCAGCCCAAACCAAAGCGGCAACCCATCCCACAAAGGTCCATCCGAGAAGCAAGTTCAATACAGTTATCGCGCCTTTATTATGATGCTTTCTATTTTCAGCGATTATTGCAGGTAAAAAGTAGAGGACAACACCTCCAATCAGAAGGACAAAACCGAGCAATAAAGAGGAACCGCTTTCCATATCCAGCCTCCTAAAAGCTCGCAATCTACCATCACCTGGCCAGCATCAAAACCCAGAGTCCGCCCAGCAGAAATAGAAAGGGCGCCCAAAGGCGCCCTCTCCATGCCGTTTACGGCCCATACCATGCCCAGCCTTGCCGTGCCCAACCTTGCCCAGCCTTGCCCTGCCGAAGCGAACCGAACCGAGCCCAACCCGACCCAGCCATGCCCCACCGAACAACTGGCGCTTGCGCACCGCACAACGCACCCACTGGATGCGCTGTACGCTGTGAAGTCAGGTCAGAGCCTTCGTCGTCATTCCGCGCAAGGCGGAAAACTTCGCGAGTTGGTCCAGATTGTCCCGACGCTGCTCGTCCGTCAACTCGGTGATCCGTAGATGCCGAAGCTTCTGCCCGGTGCTGCGGAAGACCTTACGGACGTTGCGCCCCAGCTCATCCATCGCGACGCCGGTCTGTTCATGAGGCGGCACCCATCGGTATCCACGCCCGCGAACCGACTGCAGGCAGACCTGGTGGTCTCGAAGCAGTTCGGCTTTGAACGCTTCGACGTTGGCCAACCATTCGAACTGCCGATCGCGGAACTGCTCGACCGTGAGCGCCTTGGAATCACTCATCGAAGGCATACCGAAGCGCGCTTCAAGCCAGTCGTGTCCGACCAGGTCCCCATATTTGAACCCCTTGAGGAAGTCTTCGACAGCCTGCTTGTGCACCGGGTACTTCGTCACTTCAGCCATAGGCCACCTCGAAACGCCCGAAGCGGGGACGGTACTCGCACACGCCGATCAGCTTGCCGGAGTCCTCGATAGCCTTCTTGACCTCCTGCAGGTCCAGCACGTCGGTGTTGATGGCGACCTCAAGTTCGCATGCCCAGTCCAGGAAGATCGGCCTGTACCGCATGACCTTGGCCTGGCCAACCTTCACTCCGCGGCAATCCACGAACCGCTGGTCGTCCCAGAGCGCCTCCGGCGTCGTCGGCCCGTCGAAGTCCAGCGAAGCCTTGTCTGTCATCACCAGCGCTCCACGCTTCCAGTGGGTGCCGAGCTTCTGCAGCTTGGCGCCGGCCAGGAACGTCGCGTCGAAGTTCGCGCCTGGGATGTGGATGCCCGAGGTTTCATCGAAGTACACGCCGGCGATGAACTCCGATCTGGCGATCGCAACGTGGTCGTCATCGACTTTCTTGCGCTTGCTGGTCAGTTCACGATGCGCCTTCGTTGCCGGGTGCAGCGGGTTGGCCAACTTGTCGCTATGCATCATGAGGGGGGATACCCCTTTTATGCGAAGGGTCAGCAGTTCCATGCTCATGCCGAAGCCCCCTTCTGCCAGTTCAGCTCGTTGGCACAGTACTTCCTCACGTGCGCTGCGGAACCCAGCCCATCCCACAGAAAGCCCGCCAACTCGACGCCAGCATTACAACCGAGCCCGCTGAGATGAGTGGCCAGGCGACGGCTCTCAACGATCTTCCAGCACTTCTCCACGCAGTCGACCAGAAATGCGATGTTCGACCACGAGCAGGTGTCGACGGCCGACGCAGCGTTATCCTTCGGCAGCCACTCGCCCTCCAAGGCGTAGGCGGCGATGAAGTTCCGCGCGCTGTCGAGCTGGTCAGCCGGGATATCCTCGGCGGTCACGACGCTGAACGCCTTGTGTACCTGGCTCCAGATGTGGTTCTTGGCGCCTCGGCGAATCGCCGACGGCAGGTGCCGCACCTTGCCATCGACGACGGCAGCCAGGCAGTGGAAGCCATCGGTTCCGATTGTGGTGGCGAGTACGCTGGCCGCGGTCCGGTCATCACGCCGAACAGCGGCTCCCTCGTTCCAGTAGGCCCAGAGCACGTCGTCGCACTCGTTCTGGTAGGCGATGATGCCCTCGCGCAGCGCCGGGCGGACCTTGTTCGGGTGGATCGACATCAGCCAGCCGGTGAGCTTGCGGAGCGGGAGGCAGGTCATTTCACGCTGCTTCCCGTCTTGGGCAACTATCACCATTTCGGTGATGGTTGAGGCGAACCGCCCTGCCATCAGCTTGCGGTGCTGGCTCTGCCAGGCCAGCCCCATGCCCTCCACCACCGGCTTCATCGGCACGAAGGGCTCCCCTGCATTGCCCACCAGCAGGAGTTCCTTCTGGCGGAACGGGATGACCTGAGCGGTCGTTGTGCTATGATCGTGCATGACGTTGTTTTCCTCGTAGATTTCGACGTTTCCCCGAAGCCCTGGGTGTTGCAGCACCTGGGGCTTCTTCATTTCAGGCATTTGCCTGTCCTCGCTTTACCAGCTTCAGCACTTCAACAAGCTGCCCATTCATCGAGCGACTCTGCTCCTTCGCCTGTTGCTTCAGCCACTCCATCAGGTCTCGCGGGATTCGCACCTGGGTGCGCATGATCTCTTCCATTTGGCTCTCCAGTAGGTTGCACGCAGTGACTACACGATGTAACGATAACATCGTGTGTCTATGTGTCAACAAAAAAAGTGGTTACAGTGTGTAGCTATGAAAGACGACGACCTGATCCGCAACATAAATCCATTCGGACTCCGTATGCAGCCAGCCCTCCGGGCGAAGGTTGAGGAAGCCGCCAGCCAGAATCACCGATCTCTCAATGCGGAGATCGTTGCTCGCCTCGAGTCTAGCTTTGACTTGGATAGCAACATCGATCGACCAGTTCGTGGTGTCTCCATATCGGAAGACGGTACCGAGCGAACCTTTTTTGCCGGTCCGTCCCCGAAAGAGCTGTTCAAAATCATTCACGAACTAGCCGAAGAAGTTCGCCTATTGAGAGAGGGGCGCGAGAAGGACGGTAAGTAACAGATTTACCTCCTTGCAGACCTGCCTCCAAGGCTCCCTACAGCCGCGACTGGTCTATCAACCCAGCGCAACTCCGATGGCTGCTATGATGGATGCAATAGCTACGCCTGTGGCTAGGATGAGTGCGGCGTTGGCCAGGCGCTTACCAACGATTCCGGCATCAGTTGCGTTCATTTTTCCATCTACCTTGACCCGATGCTTGGGTCTATAATTGAACAATGTTCTGCTCCTTGTCCTTCCCAAGGGGTGGAAATAAAAACCCCCGGCACGCTGTGAACGTCCGGGGGTTTTGCTTTTCTGTCTTGCGCGACTACCAGTCGGTTTCGATGCTCAGAGAAACCCTTGGATGGTCGAGTTCGGTATACATGCTTTTCACTGTTGCCTTTGTGATCCGCCCACCCGCCTTCATCTTTCGGGTGAAGAACGCGGCCCGATCTCTCTTGATGTAGCCGATTTGTACGTCAGTCGGGAGGAACAGGGTGAACCAGCGCCGGACATGCACGTAGACGGCGATGGCATTGGGGTCGTGCGGGTTGTCCGGTTCTGGCACTAGCTTGACTTCCATTCCGGGGCGCACAGCCAGGCGTATTCTGCCGCTACGACCTTCGAATCCTGTGCCCGTGACAATCACGCTGTACTGCATAGCAATCCCTTATTGATCAGTTGTCAGCAGGTCACGACGCTATCAATCGCCCGTGCATGACGCCAGACCTCGAGGTCACAGTTCTCTTGTCCAGTCGCCGAGCCCCTTCGCCTTCATCTTTTCGAAAGTCTGGCGCGCACGCTCAACCAGCATGGGAGCCAGGGGGACACCCTGCTCGTCTACGAGAACCTCAACGAGTGAGCACCTGCATCCCTCTGAATTGCCATCACGCGCATACCACTCCCTTACCTGATCAGCAGTGAAAAGCTTTCCATGCCTTGCCGCGTGAGAGGTTCGGGTATCTGGACGAAGGGCCGATAGATGCATAAACAAAGTCCTGCAACCGTAGCTGCTGGACGCGCTATTCAGCTTAGCCATTCGATTCGCATGGATGCTCGCTGAGTCGATTTCCTTTTTAGCCACCCCAGCCCCTCATGAACGTTGACGAATGCTGGCGTTTATTCCATATTCCGCCTGCCGCTGCAAATTCAGCGGTCGGGCTTGGCCGCCCGAATCGGTAAGGCGCACAGCGCCGCAGGGCGTTTTTTTGTGCCCTCGCTTTATGGCGGGCTGTGCGTGGGACACCTTCGGGTGTGCCGGGAGCCTTACCCCCGGTCGGCCAACCCGCGTACAGTTCGCCTCCCTCTTCTTGGTCGCAGAGATGGCGAACTCCCAAACAGGTAAGGAGTCCTCATCATGCAAACCGCTCAAGTAATTCCCTTCCAGTTCGATGCTCGCGAAGTCCGCACCCTGCTGATCGATGATCAGCCTTGGTTCGTAGCGGCTGATGTTTCTTGCGCCTTGGAATACCGAATCGCCGGTGACATGACGCGCAATCTCGACGATGACGAGAAGGGTACGCAGATTGTGCGTACCCCTGGCGGCGATCAGGAAATGCTGGTCATCAACGAGTCTGGGCTGTACTCGGCGATCCTGCGCAGCCGCAAGGCTGAGGCCAAGCGCTTCAAGAAGTGGGTAACCGCCGAGGTACTTCCTGCGATTCGCAAGCATGGTCGCTATGAGGACTCCAGCAATAAGATGGCAACCCTGGTTGGCGAAACCATCGGCACCGACGGCTTCCACATGCTCGGCTCGCTGATCAGGGGCAAGGTAGCCGCCCTCCCAGTCGAAGTCCGCCGACGCGCCACCGCGAAAATATGGTCACAGACCCATGCCGCATTCGGGGTTCGGTCTGCCACAGACATCCCCGCCAATCAGTTGGATGCGGCCCGCAACTTCGTCGCCGCCTACAGCGTTCACGAAGGCGAATGGCTGCCGAAGCCTGAAAAACGCTGCGGCACCATGCTCAACGACCACCAGCTCTACGACGTGTACTTCGTTTGCCACCACTTCCAGTACCTGTTCGAAATCTTCAAGCGTCACAGCCTCTACAGCTTCCTTGGGCAGCACGGCTCCCGCGCAGGCGTAGAAATGATCGACCACTTCAAGGATGGCTACATGGGAGTCTGGAAGCTCAGGAAGGATTTCGATGATGAATTCGATGCCGTACAGCGGCGGCTGGGGCTCAACCGGTATTCTGAATTCCGCATTCGCTGAGGTTCTTGGCCCCGTTTCGGCGGGGCCTTGAATCATGCTTATCGTCAATTTGCCAGAAGCTACGGCAGTGCCGTACAATCAAAAAATGCGAACAGTCATCGAAACAGAGATTTTCAAACGCTATGCAGACGACATCTGGAACGACCTCGAACGGGAGGAGTTCATTACGTGGATTGCAGCCAACCCCTTGGTCGGAGATGTGATCCCAGGATCGGGTGGGCTTCGCAAGGTGCGCTGGTCTCGCCCCGGCATGGGTAAGCGCGGCGGCGCGCGCGTGATCTACTACAACGCCGAAGAGGCGCAATCCATCTGGCTACTGATAGCGTACACAAAATCAAAGTTCGATAACCTACCAGCATCCACCTTGAGCAAATTGAAAGAGGCTATGAATGGATAAGGAACTTGAAACCTTCGAGGCCGACCTCCTAGCCTCGATTGACGAAATGAAGAAGGGGAAGATTGCCCGCTCGACGCAGGTTGAACTTTCTCCGGTTGCCGAAGTTCGCGCAAAAGTTGGCATGCCACAGTCTGAGTTCGCCGAACTTTTGGGCGTGAGCGTCCGCACGCTGCAAGACTGGGAGCAAGGGCGACGATCCCCGTCTGGAGCAGCGAAAACCTTAATTAAGGTTGCCGGCATGCACCCGGAGGCATTACGGGCGTTGCGTACTTGAGAAAATCTGGTTGCGCTGTTCAAAAGTAGAAAAGGCCGCGAGAGCGGCCTTGCTCTACCTAACATCATAGGCAAACTTCATCCATATGATATCTCCGACCGCCCATGCCATAGGGAATTTATGGAAGGTTCGAAAATATTTCCGTTAAATAAAGTCTTGATGTTGATTTATTCCGTATTACGTTAAGTAATTAATCGAAATAATTAGAGACTGACCTGAGACAGCAGAGTTTGGGATGGGGATACCGGAGGCGCTATAAAGTTCCAAGTGGTTTTGCTTTGCACGAACAATTCCGCTAGACAAAGAAGACGCAGCCTTATACGAAAAAATTGCTCCTCCAGCTTCCGGTCGGTTCATGGAAGCGAAAGGTAATCCACCAATTTTTGCATTCATTGTGCTTGTGGTTGTTGGGAAGGTTATTGATAAATTGGCAGTTACGCGGCGGCCTTCACGGACGTAATAAGCTGAGACTCCAGTAAATTCCAGCCCTTCTCCACTGGCATCATTTGGAGTCCATTCCCTTTCTGAGTACTCAGGCATACATAGGTTTACGGTATTTCCATTTGCGAATAGCGCGCTAAGTGCCTGCATTTTTGTACGAAAGTTTCCGGTATTGCGCAGCATAAGATCAAGGAAGCCTAAGTTTGATGATGTTGCTTCGATGTCGCATATACCAGAAATGCCAAGAGTAGAGTCTATTTCTATTTCAAATCGAGAAAGGCCCAGTTTTGAATATGTGTAGCCTTTAACCACTAGCCCAATTTCTGAAAAAACACGGATATCTTTTGCGTCGAAGGTGCAGGAATGACTGCCAGTAGATGGGAAGCCATATCCAACCGGTGTGAGATCTACAACGTTGTTCACAGATGGAGCATTAATCAAGAAGTCGCGTGCGTGCATATTGAAAAGCGTGCCGCGAAATACCGCACCGATGGCTCCATAGTCTGTAGTATTGACAAGTCGAAGCCCACTTATAGAAAGGCCGAAGCCGCGATCTCCACAGACTATGCCAGCGCCGAGAGGGCCGCTGTTTCCGGGGTATGTCAATCTTCCACAGTTGAAAAGGCTAACTCCATGAACATAGGTGTACATATTTACTACGCTGCCATTTTCAGGGTTAGCGAACTGCCCATCGCTGTTAAACGGCACATCCACGTTCCGCATTACTACATCGTAATAGTTGATGTTTCGGGCGATTTCTACGCCGCCTGCGGGGTCCGCATGGCTATTTATACCGATAGTGCAATTTTCAATGTATGGGTTGTATATATGAATCCCATCTACTATTGCTCCTTCGAATTGAAATGCTTTACCACCTTGATGTACGTTACTGAACTTGACATTTCGTACTTTTGGGTTGTAAATTTTTATATTTTCCCCATTAATTGCATTTATTCCATTTTCATTTGGCAAATCAGAACAATCAACTTCAATGTTATATATTTCTACATCGGTAAATGGCCTTGGCATAAGGTCTTTCGTATAGCCGCCGCATACGAATCCACCTAGATTAGTGTTTGCGGTAAGCTTCCAGACAGCCCCCGGATCAAAGATGAGTTTTAGCTTGTCTGGTAGAGGGATCCAGTTATTGAAAAGGTAAGTTCCAGATGGTACTAAGACAGCTTTTCCTTGTGCTGCGGCGTAATCTAAACAAGCGATTAGATTGTTGTGGTCTTCGGTAGTATTATCGCCCTTTACAGAATATGGGGCGTCTTTGATATTTATAATGTCATCTAGGCGTGATTTTATGGTTCTCCCTCTATAACCCACCAAAGCTGCCCCTTTGTATGGGTCTGTAGCATTGGAAATGTCCTGACGTAGAGACTGGTCCGCCTGAGCAACAAGGAGATCCTGATCGGCTGCCCAGTTTCCGGTCAGATTGACGGGAAAATCTGCTGGGCGCTTGACGCTGTAGAGATTTCCGTCACGCTGGATCAGTTGGGTCGGGCGGTCTACGGTCAGCGGTGAGCCGTCGACATATTCAAGGAAGCCTGGCTCGAATCCTTGAGCATCCAGCCAGTCATTGAACTGCTCTTCATACCCCTTCATCGTTGGGCGACTAACGCCGAAACGATCATTCCACGTGGTGTTCACCCGGTCGTTCATCGCCGCGTCAAAGCTCTCGGCGTTGTCGTACAGATCACGCGGGTCTTTGGAGCCCAGCGGGTTACCGGTGGCGTAGGTCGTCATGCAAATTCTCCGGGCATGAAAAAGCCCGCTCTATGGCGGGCTCTGGGTTTTTGTGTGCGGTCAGTTGGGGGCGCTGGCGTTGTCGAAGGTGTAGACCCTGGGGTCGTAGTTCACCGCTCGGACGGACGCCGCGGTATTGCCTTTGGGGTCTATGGAACTGATCAGGGCCGGGTATGGATTTCCCAGCAGTAGGTGCGGCGGTTCGATTTCCCAGGAAACATCGGGGACGAAATCGATACTGGGAATGCTCAGCCGGTAGTCGTCGATCCGAGATGCCGGGTATCCGCCGGAAACCGTTCCGTCTGGGCGGCGCAGATACAGCGCTGGAGAGCTCAGCAGCGACCAGTCGAGCGGCTCGCTGGACTCGATCAGAACCGAGTTTCCCGAGGTCACGAACGATTTCAGATATGCGCTCTGCGCCAGTCCTGGGCCGGGAACATCGCCGGCAAGGGCCACATAATCCCAGAACTCGCTGTTCATCGCGTCTAGGCCGGTATCGAACGAATACTCGGTTCTCCGGCATCGCTGAGCCATCCGGCGGCGCATCCCGTAGCGCCAGGCGCGATCGCGGTTTGTGACACCGACAGCCGTGATCTTCTCGACCTTCCTGCCAACATCGCCGGGCAGACGGCACTGGACGGTATCGTCGATCCAGCCGTTGGCATTGACGAACTCAACATCGACTCCGTCATAGTCGTCCTCAGACGGAGCGCTGATGCTGATCCTCAGCGGACCATCCATGTTCTGCGGCGAGTACATGTGCCCGAATGTTGTCCTTGGCTCGTCTCGGGCAGCAGAGATCACGCCGCGCTTAATGGTCTTCTCCGCATACCCGGCTGCAAGCACGTCATCCATTATCTGCGCGACCGTGATCTTGCCGTCCTCGTAGATCATGTCAAACGTGTCGCCGCGGGCCTTCCAGATGGCGTCCAGCCGATCCAGTTCTTCGAGATCGAGATCCGCATCGGTATAGCCGCGCTCCTTCGCGATGTAGCAGAGGAACGGAACGATGTCTCGCGTTGCGATCTCGGGTGTCCATGCACCGTTCTGCCGAGTCGGTAGCATGCGGGTAGCCTCTACCGAGACGCGGCTTTCTGTCTGCGCCGCGATACGGTCAGACGACCGATACCGGACAGCCATTACCGTGACGCCGGCGTAAGACGATGGAGCCTGGAGGCGCGCGCGCATCCCGTACCACTGGGTGCGGTCTCGGTACTCGGATGTTGAGTTGCCGCCCTGGTTGACGAACACTTTTCGAATGCGAAATTCGGGTCGCATCATGTACGGCAGCGATATGCCGTCGGTGAACCCCTGCTGATCAAGAGAACTTCCTGCATGGTTCTTGCTGACCGTCGTCCATGCGCCACCGACGGCCATGTCTCGCCACTGAATGTCGTAATAGGTGCGGATCTGGTAGATCTGCCCTTCCCTGCCGACACCGCACAGGCCTTCCGGGCAGAACACGTCGATCTCGACGAAGTTCGTTTTCTCCGATACAGGGCACGCTGGGAAGGGACCGCGCCAGCCCCCTTCTAGGCTGGTGGGATCGATGGTGACGCGGGACGTGGACGAGTTGAGCGCGGTAAAACCAGGCCAGTCAACATCGACACCACCCGCGCTGGTCAGCCGCTCGACGGTGAGTTGCTGCGCGCTGTACGCCGTGATCCGATAGCGCAGGCCACGCGGGCCGATTGCTGCACTGCCGGAACCGGTCTGCAACGCATTGGCCGGCGAACCGTTGCTGTAGTTGAGCGTCATCGACGTGGATGCGATGTCGTTCACCAGGTAAAGGCCGCCGTTGGTGCCGACCACCTCGATCTCGTCGCCGATATCAAGCCCCAATTGAGCGATGTCACCGGTCACGACATCGCGGTCAGAGCCGCCGCCATCGTTCACCGAATAGAGGTACATCGACTCTACGCGCAGGATCGTGCCCGCAATCCAGTCGGAGGGGAACGACCCGGCGCCGGCTGAAATGATGATGTTCGTTCCGGAAAACGTGAACGTAGTTGCCGACGGGTTCGGGGTGAGATTGGAACTCTCAGTCAGGTCCAGGCCGGCGTTACCGGTTGAACTCGCGCCAACCTCTTCGACGAGATGCCACCAGATCGATGCAGGGTGCCCGCTGACGTTCTGCCCTGGCTCGAAAATCTGGAACGAGGCATCGGCGCCCAGCGCCAGGAACGACGTGTCACCGATTTTCGCTGCTCCTTCGGCGATCTGGAACCGACCACGGCCAATACACAGGAGCATTTCGGTCCACTGCTCACGCGGACCGGCGAAATACTTCCTGGGCGGTAGGATGTAGTCGGGATAGATCAGGCGGCGGCCAGCGACTTCGCGGATCGCATCGCCGAGTTTTACCTTGTTCCCGCGCGCGCTGGTTTCAGAGAGCGACGCGCCCTGCCCGGGGTTCGTCGGCATGCCGGGCAATTGAGGCATGAGCATCCGAAAAACCGATTGCGCCCCCTTGAAAAGGGCCGCAGTAATCGTGAACGGATCAGTCCCGCGCGGGAGCTTATAGATCCTCACAATGTCGCCGCGATCGATGATGCGCTCGGCCCACTCACCGGGATGGATGAACTCCTCATGGGCCTTTTTTTGCTTGTCGGTCAGGTCACCGCAGAGCGCAACCTCGGCGGGGACGACACCGATGGAGAACGGGTGAACGTCGTGGCAGCGGTACCCAGGCGAATTCGCAGTCAGCCACGCATGGATCGTCATCCTGCGGCCGATCGGATGCCGCTCCAGCGGTTCTCCGTCAAGGAGCGATGGGTGGATTTCGATCACGGTAGAAGACCACCTTGGAATATTTGTCGGAGAACTTCTGGAGCGGAGTGAGCGACACCCCGCTTCCCGGGTTGATTTCGAGAACCCGCAGGCGTCCATCTACCTCGACCAGCAGGCCTACGTGATCGAGCAGACGCCCTCTATAGGCCGCGGCGATGACCCCAGGTCCTGGCTCGCATTGCTCGAGCGCGCGCTGGATCTCCATATCGCACGCCCGCTGCATCGAAACCGGGGTGAGTCGCGTGACACCACCGAAGTCGGTCAGCATCGGCAGTCCGAACAGCTCAACCCGCGCTATGAGCGTCAGGCCCCAGCAGTCCAGGCACGGCAGGGCCCGCCCGCCCTCGGTATAGATGGCGGTGAGGTATCTGTTCGGCATGGGATCAGGGCCAGTATTTGAGGCCAGGGAACTCGCTAACGTTGTAGATGTGGCGCAGCGCGGCGGTGTTGATGAGGTCGTAGTAGCCGGCTTCTACCTGGACAGAGAGGCTTTCGAAGTCGACCCCTTTCACGCGCATCCGATACGGCCGCTCGGCCGGCGCAGTCAGGTCGCTTTCGAGGTAGATTCGCAGGACAAGCGTGACCGGCTCTCCGGCGTCGATGGCCTCGGCAATATATTGCTGAGCAAAGCCAGTCACGTTGTCGATCGCAAAGCCAACGTTCTGGTTCCCGCTGTTGTCGCGCTTCGGGATCGAAACGTCGATAGCGCCAGCGATGAACGTCAGCAGCCGCCCGTCTTCGGTCATGCAGGTGATGTCGTCATAGCCCTGGCAGATGAGGATAGGCTCGGGCCACGCCGGGCATGACAACTCGATCGTGGCGAGCTGCAGGTCCTCACCGCCTGAGGCATAGAACCGCTCAAGAGCCGTCGCCATGTCGAGGCCACTCCCTGTTCATCGCGATGTCGAAGATATCCGCGAGGAGGATGTACTCGGGCAGAATCTCGGCCCACCCAGGATCGATGATCGAGCGCTCTCGCATCACGACGGTTGCGTTGAAACGCCAGTGGTCGCGCCCGACGAGATAGCCACCGTCGTAGATCCCCTCGAAGTGCAGGTTGCACGGAACGATTCCTTCCTCCGTACGCAAATCGCACTCGAACCACTTGACGCCATCTTTCAGGACGTCTCGGTACCACCCTTTGAACAGCCGAGCCTGCTCAGCAGTGAACAGCCATGAAACCTCCAGCGCGACCGGCACATTGCTGAAGTTCCGCCTGTAGCGTGCCCGGCCGCTCTGGAGGGACGTCCTGGCCATAGGCTCTACCGTCTTGAAGCCGTACCCCTCCCTGAGCGGGAAGGGAAGGCCATCAGGCCATTTGATCATCGCCCTGCCCTCTTGAATCCATAGGCGCCTTCGATTGCTTTCGGGTAAAGCCCCTGGCCGGACGAAACCTTGTTGGCAAAGTCCTGCTCGACCGCATCGAGAGTTACCCGCAGGTTGTTCCCGTCCATGGTGGCGGTGGCGGAAACCGGAGGACCGTTGTTGATGATCTGCAGGCTGATCTGCGGCGAGCCCTGCGCGGTGGCGTCGCCGTTGCTGATCACCTCGCCTCGCGTATTCGGCAGCATGTACTGCCGGCCATTCGCAGCCTGGAACACCTCTGGCGCGCCGTTCTCGTTGATGCGGTACATGCCACCAGCCCCTACGGGGCCTCCGTACTGTCGGCCACCAGCGAACATGCCAAGCATCGCCGGGATAGCGGCCGCCATTGCGGTAAGGCCAGCCGTTGCCGCCCCACCGAATGACGCAACCGAGGCGGCAGCGGCGGCTGGCGCGTAGGCAGAAGCCATAGCGGTGCCGGTCGCCGCGGCTGTCGTCGCCGCAGCCGCCTGCTGGGCCTGCCCCATGATGAAGTTCTTCGCCTGTTCGATACCGACCTTGACGAGGGCGCCCACGACCTGGTTCAGCATGGCTCCGGCCAGTTGTCGCATGGCATCGGCACCGTTGTTCGCCCCGGTTATCAGCCCAGTCAGAGCGTTCGTGCCGGCCTGCTGCACCTGATCCAGCGTTGCCATGATCATCTCGTTGCCGGCAGCCTGGCGGCGGAATCGTTCCTCCTCCAGTTGCTTCATCGTGGCATCGTGCTGTTGCTCGGCCTGCGCCTTGAGTTCCAGGTAGCGCTGGTCCTCGAGCAACTTGGCCTCGTTCAGCTTTTTCAGATTCTCCAGTTCGGTCTGGTAGCGCTGGTCTTCGCCGGCGATAGGGTCCATTTGCCCCAGCAACTGCTTGTTGGCTTCGACCTGTTGCGCTTCGTACAGAGCTGCGGCGAGCGCGCGGACCTGGGCGACCTGCTCCGGCGTGGCGTACTCGTTGAGTTGAAGTTCAGCCTGGGTCTGCATCAGTTCCTTGCCCTTCAGGCCGACAAGGGCAAGTTGCTGGCCAAGGCTGGCAATGGCGTCGATGTTTTCCTTCTGCGCCTGGGCAAGTTCCTGAGCGGCCTTCTTGGCTGCCTTCTGCGCCTCGGTGAGCTTCTTCGTGCCTGCCGTGGCAGCGGCCTCGGCGTTGACGGTACCGGTCTTCCCGCCCGATTTACCCTGGGGAGACGGTGACTCTACGTTCGGCACAACTACCGGGGGCGTCTTCTCCTGGTCCTTGTAGAACTGATCGATCAGCGCTTGCGTTGCGGCGATGTTGGCCTTGATTTCGTCCTCGCTGAATAGCGCAATCGCCTGCCCTTTCCCGCCGATGCGCAGGCGCTTAAGCGGGTTGGCCAGCATCTCCTGGTAGGTGTTGAGCTGGTCCTCCAGGCGGACAATGTCATCAGACGCTGCCCCGTGCAGTGCTGCGGCAATCCCCTCAGCCGCCCATTTGACGATCCGAACGGTTTCTTTCGCGCCGGCGATGATCTGGTTGAGGGCGCTTACCACCCCTGCGGCCAGGTCCTGGGCGGCACGAATGGTCTCGGGGTCCTGCAATGCATCCGCGAGTTCGGCGATGTTGCTGGTCAGAATCTGGCTGGCGCCGCTCGACTCGTTCACCTTGCCGATGAACACCGTCATGCTGTTGCGCAGCTTGGTAAACGAGTCTGCGACCGATGTTTCCATCTCATCGGCCAGCGCCTTGTTCTCGTCCCGGGTTCGGCGCAGCCCTTCGTTCAGTGCCTCGACAGACAGCTTCCCGCTGGCGCCCAACTGCCGGATTTCAGCCTGGGTCCGGCCGGTAGCCTCGGCGATGCCTTCGACGATCGACGGAGTCGCGGCCATTATCGAGGCCCAGCCATCAGCCTCGACCTTGTTCTTCATCAACGCCTTGGACCACGCATCCATGGCGGTGGTGGCCTGGTCGGCGCGCGCGGCGTCGCGAACCAGCGCGTAGGAGAACGAGTCAGTGATGTCCAGAACGTCGGACGTGGTGTAGCCGAGATCCCGGAGCGTGTCAGCCGTAGCCAGGTAGACCTCTTGAGCCTCGCTCAGCGCCCGGAAGGTGCCGTTGGCGGTCTGCAACAGCCGCTCCTGCACCATGGCGTACTCTTCGGCGCTGCTGGTAGCGTTCCGAATGCGCGAGGCCATCTGGCCGTACTGGTCGGATAGTTCGATGACCGACTGGAGCGTCCGGAGCGAAAGGTAAGCAGCAACGACCCGGGTCAGCCCGCTGTATGCCGAGGTCTGGGCGCCGATCTGCTGGTTGGCCTGCCGCACAGCCCCTGCCACTCTGGTCATGCGGGTCTGCAACTTCCCAGCAGTCGCATCGGTCCGCTGCATAGAACCCTGCATGCTGTCCAGCGAGCGATCGGCGGCGTTCGCACCGTTTACGAGGCTGGAGGTATCCGCCTCGACGGTGTAGTAGATGCTGCCGACATTCTCAGCCATCAGGGTGCTCCTTTCGCCCGCGCCTTGCGCTTGGCCTCGATCTTGTCGAACCACTCCATCGTCGCGTCATGCTCTGCCGCGGTCGGGGCTCTGGCGCCCGGAGCGTTCGATTCGGTTGGGGGGTATTTCGCGCGCAGAGCGCCGATCAGGCCGGTCATGGTCATGGACCAGGCTTCGCGCTCGCTCAGCCCCAGGTGCGCTATCGCCGTCGCGACGTACTCCCGTGCAACGAACTCCCCCGAGTAGTTCGGCTCTTCGTCGTGTCGCCGGGGTAGCGGCGGAAGCGCTCCTGTGACGCCGTGCTTCAGCAGGCAGCGCGCGAGGGGTACAAGGTGCTCGACGTTCGCAGTTCCTGGCCGGTAGACAAGATCCTGGTCGTAGTAGCCAAACACGTCGGACAGGTCCTGCTCACTACACGCCACCACCACGGCCAGGGCGTCGGCGAACTGGTCCGCCTGATGCTTCTCGGTGATCGGGTCGCTCATGACGCGCGCGAAGACGTCGACAATCTCGGCCGGCGTACCGAGCTGGGTCATGGCGTACAGGGACGGCCGCAGGAGAAAGCACTCCCCCGAGGCCGTGTGTACGCCTATCTCACCGATCTCGGTGAGGATCACGGTGCAGTAACGGTTACCGGAACGGTCACGCTCACCGACGGCCGCGCCGCACTGGTGATTTTCACCGTGGTGGTACCGACATCAACACCGGTCACCAGGCCGGTAGAGCTCACGGTAGCAATCGCCGGCGCCGCACTTTCGTAGACCAGGCCGGGAGCCGCACCAGTCGGGGATACAGCGGCGGTCAGTTGCTGGGTGGCGCCTTCGGCGATCGAGACGGAGGTCGGCGAGACGGTAATGCCCTGCACCAGCGGGATGACCGTGACGGTTGCGGCATCGGTGACGCCCGGGGCAACGCTGGAAGCAGCGGTGATCGTGACGGTGCCGGCCGACAGCGCGCTCACCTCGCCGGTAACTGCGTTCACCGCGGCCACGGTCGGCGCACTGGAAGTCCAGCGCAGGCCTTGCGGAGCGCCAACAGGCAGCACGACGCCCTCGAAGTTGAAGCCCTCGCCAACGGTCAGCGAAAGAGTCTCCGGCACGACCTGAATGCTGGTCGGGTCCGGAGCATCCGCGTCAGGGGTGTCCTCGACGATCAGACCGAAGTCGGAAGCGGTCGCCGAAGCCTCGAAGCTGTAGGTGGTGACATCGTCGTACGGCGCGGAGCGACTGAGGTTGCTGATGAGCATGAATGCGGTGAAGGTCAGGTCCGGGAAGGTCATGCGCATCCAGACAACAGGCTGTCCGCCGGTCGCGTCCGGCTTCACGACATGCTTCGTCAGGTCGATCAGGTTCTGCGCGCCGGCACCGGAGGCCTTCACGGTACCGTCACCGGAAATGGTGAGCGTCTGGAAGCTGGCCAGGTTCTCCCGCAGTGCGCCAACCGAGTCGGAATCAGTCGCGTCGATGGTGTCCCACTCGGCGGTGAATTCCTTCGTGCGGAGCGACCCGAAACGGCGCCAGTCATTCTCCGCCGGCAGCGCATCGCCGCACCCGATGTAATACTCGAGCACGACGTCGCGGCCCGGAAATTTGAGCTTCTTGCAAGCCATGTCTGGCCTCCTGATTAATAGAGAACTTCAAGGTCCAGGCTGTACCAGGCCCGGTTTTCGGTGGTGTATCCGGGCCCGATCGTCTCTCCGATTGCCCGAACAGATGCTGCGCCACAGGGGACGCTGTCGCCAAGCGCTGCCTGCGCCAGGGTCTCGATTGAGTTGCCGACGTCGACAACGTGTTTCCGGACGCCCTTCGGGCCGAGGAGGATCACCTTGAACCGCAGGCGGCGAATGTCGACCTGGGTCGGGGGGCCTCCGGTTTGCTGGATCGCTGCGATGAATGCCGAGTCGAGCGAGGGGTGGTCAACCCACATCCCGCGGCTGTACTGGTAGCCCTCGCCCAGGATCGAAGCCAGCCAATCCTGGAAGGCGTCGTAGGGGGTCATACGCGGTAGGTCCTGCGGAGGATGGCCGGGATGGCTGGAATGATCTGGTCAAAGCCCTTCGTGAGAAATTCAGGCTCCGCATTCGGGTCCCAGTAGTCCCCCCGGCTATGGTCATTCTCGTCCCGTGGCTGGCCGGCGAGAGTGCCTGGTGCTTCGTGGACTGCTGCTGCGTAGGCAGCGGTGTAACCGACGCTCCCCTCGACCCCGTTGGAGCCAACAGTGATCTGGGGGGCCGTTTGACTGTTGACGAGAGTCGATGTGTCGATCGGCGTCATGGTCTGTGCCATTGCGGCGCCCTGGCTCAGTACCTCGTAAACTGCGCGCTCGGAAACACCGCCGGCGATGTTTTCGACAGCCACACGAAGATTCCGCCGGACGCGGTCGATTCCTTGGATTGCCATGTCAGGTCACCAGCAGAAAGTCCGGCTGTTCGCCGAAGAAGCTCATGTCCCAGTTCGTCACCGAGCGAATCTCTTCCCAGCCGTTGGATCCGTCGAACTGGATCAGGTCCAGGTACTTCGGCCGGCGGTCCTCGGTGAATATCTGGTGGCGCGATACGAATTCGGCGCCGCTGTTGTCGCGGACCTGCTCTCCCTTCGCTACCCAGGTGCAGGCGATTTCGTACTCAGGGCCGTAAACGGCCTCCTGGGTCGAAAGGTCGAAGTGCAGGAATGGCCGAACCGTCGCCGTGTTGGTGTAACTCCAATTCGCTGTCGTGCTCATGAGTCACCACACATGCAGCCGCCTCGTGCGATCCAAAGGCCGCCGTGTGCGGTTTGGGTTGGATTCGGCGGGATCAGTCCCGTCGCACATCCGTACTTGTCCAGGGCGTTCAGCAGGGCCAACTGCGCCTTCCAGCGATCAGCAAAGGCCTGGTAGCGGAACGATCGAGAAGCGCCGGATGGGGCCGTCTGGCTGCTGATGTACTTGTCGGCCTGGGCCAGCGCAAACAGCGCCAGCAGGTAGGCCTGAATCAGCAGCGCCGTCGATGCCGGGTAGTGGGCATCCAGACATTCTTGAACCTGCTGCAACTGCTCGATCCACGCCGCGAGGATGAAATCGGGCACGTTGTCGATGCCCTGGCTCTGCAGGTACTCCCGGGCCTGTTCAACTGTGATCATGTCCGATTCCTGGAAGAAGAAGGCCCCATTTCTGGGGCCAGAAACGACGAAGCCGCCCGCAGGCGGCCTCTCGTCACGCACCGGTCACTTGGCCGGGAACAGCTTCGCCAGTTCGCCCTCCGGCAGCAGGGCGGCAAGCGCTTCCTCGCCCTGGCGGCCATCGAACTCGATCTTCAGCTCCTTCAGGCGCGCTTTGATCAGCTCGCGGCGCTCGCTACCGTCCGGGATCGCCGGGGTCAGGGTGCCGGCCTGGGCCTTGGCCTGCTCCCGGATACTCGCTGCTTCCGCGTTGGCTGCGGCGATGATGCCTTCGGCCTGGGCCTTGGCTTCGTCGATCATGGCATCGACGGATACACGCGCTTCGGCGAGAGCTTGCCTGGCCGCTTCGTCGACCTGGGCCGAAACGTCCAAGGTCAGGCTTCCGTTCCTGAGTGCGCCAACCTCGCGCACGTTCGGCAGGAGCGCAGCGGCAAGTGATTCGAGCTCCAGCACCTGACCCTTGGAAACGCCGTTCCAGGGCTTGATCACCTCATACTTGGGCATGTCGCTCTCCTTACGCCAGGTTGGCGCCGTAGATCACGCCGGACAGACCTTCGTCGTCCTTCTTCACCTGGATGCCCATGGCGCTCATGATCTGGAAGTTGTAGTTGACCTGCGGCAGCGGGCGCGGCAGCGGGATAACACCGGTAGCCATGCCGACCAGCGGGGTGACCACGTCGCGGCGGCGCTGGTAGCCCAGGAACTCGTTGCCCGACAGGGCGAAGGTCTGGCGAACCGCGCGCGCCGGGATGAACGGGGTGATCAACTGCAAAACAGTGCCGCCGCTCAGGATCGTGCTACCACCGATTGCCACGGTTGCCGGGCGGTTCATGTTGCCCCAGATTTCCGGGGACACCCACAGCACATCATAGGCATCTACCTTGTTGTTGCGGGCAGCCTGGCCGAAAGCGCCGGTGGTGAAGAACGCAGCCAGTTGCTCCTGGGTGGCGGTGGTCAGGTCGATGTTCGCGCCGCCGGCGCCGGAGCCCAGGTTGACCTTGATGGTGTTGCGGTGATTGCGCAGACCCTGAGCCGGGTAGTTCTCGACTTGGATGTTGGTGGCGCCGTCCAGGGTGTAGGCAACGATCCGCTTGTTGAACTTGCGGAGCTTCGCAGCCTGCGAGTCCAGAACCAGGTCGATGCCGACGGTGTTCATGCCGGCAGCATGGCGCCAGTTGACACCGTAGCCGGCGGTGAACACCGGAATGGGGTCGCCATCAGAGTTGTACTCGGTGTGATCGAAGGAGTACGGGGCCTGACCGTCGATGCTCACCGACACGTCATCGGCGATGTCGCCGACCACGTTGTAGAGCTTGGCACTCTTGCCGATCGGCAGAACGGTCTGCACCTGCAGGAGGTCGTTGACGATCTCCATGCCGGTCTCCTGGTTGCGGTACTGGATGATCTGGGCGTCGATCTCTGCCCAGAACTCACGACCCAGGCCGGCCAGCGCATTGCAGGCCAGCATTCCCGGGGTCATGGCGCCGCGGTGCTCGGCGAGCATAGCGGCGTTCTGGTTGTTCCAGATGCTGCGGTTGGCCTGCAACTCCTGGTAGTGGCCCATCAGGCGAGGATGGGCGGCGATTGCTTGCTGGGTGAGGAACATGTGTCCGTACTCCTATTAGGGCGCCGGGGCGGCGACACTGCCGACACGGAAGCGGATGCGGATGAAGTCGGTTTCGCCGGAGGCAATGACTGCATCGTCCTGGCTGTACCCGAGGACCGTGTCGGTATCGCTCGACGCGATGGCACCCTGGCCGCTGGTGCCGAGCTTGATCGGCGTGTCCTTCTTGTAGGTGCCGGCCGGGCACAGCACGGCGAGCTCGCGACCCTCTTCGACGTAGTTGCCCACGGCCGAATGGCCGGCGGGAACCTCATCGCGGATGTTGAGTCCTTCGTGGTGAGCGCAGTCGATGACGTAGAGGCGGCCGACGCTGGCGATTGCCTGGGCAAACAGGTCGCTGCCATTGATCACGGCGAACGTGCCGGGCAGGAGTGCCGCGGCGGTCTTGCGGGTTTCGGTCTTGAACAGCGACTTGCCGTCGATGTTCACGCGACGATAGCGAGACATGGCTTACTCCTTCGGCAGGTTGGCGATATCGGCGGTGAGGCCGCCTTTGTCGGTGGCAGCATTGGCGCCCAGCGGAGCGGATTCGCCGCACTGCTTGAACATTTCCTTGAGCGCGTCGCCGGCCAGGCTGTTGGCGATGACCTCGCCAAACTTGGCCTTGACCGCTTCGCGCATGCTGTCTTCCTCGGCGCGCTGGTTGGCGGTCAGCGTATCCGCCAGCGCCTTGTGATTGGCGACCAGGCCGTCGACCTTGTCGGCCAGGGGCTTGATGATGGTGTCCGCCAGTTCCTTGATAGCGTTGGAGGTGTTGGTGCCGATTTCCTTCACGATTTCGGCCTTTTCTTCGGGGGTCAGGGGCATGTCGCCCTCCTTCTCAGGTTGATCAGGCCGAGCCTGACGATGGGTGAAAATGTTCTTGATGCTGTTGGCCACCATGGCGACCCAGGACTCTTGCCGGACAACGGTCTGGCCGGACTCGTCGAAGACGATCTTCCCTGCCTCGACCTTGTAGCCGTACACCTCGGTCACACCACCGTTGAGGCTGATCACGGCCTGGGAATCGGTGAAGTCGGCAACCCATGCGTACTGGTCGGAGCCGGAGGCGAATCGCTCCTTTGCGGCTCGGTCCAGGCGCTGCTCCCGCTCCCGGTAGGACTCGCCAACCAGAGCGCCGGAATTCGGCTGAAGCGGGACAGCCTGGTCGGCGTTTACCATCAGGCCGACGCCCTGCTCAGGAGTGGCCGCCCCTACTTCGTGCAGCAGGATCGCGTCATGGTCCATGCTCTGGATGTCGGCGACCCACTCCGCGCCCTGGGCACGCTGGCTTTCGTTCGGCTCTATGCGATTGAGGAATGCGGCAACGCTGGTATGGATCGGGGGAACGTCCTCCCCCTTCTCCAGCGCTTCGACGCGCTGCAACAGTTCACGGCCGCCCTCTGTGGACTTGGCGAACTCGACGTCGACCCACTTCTCCATGTAGACCCGGTTGCCGGATTTCTTCACGTTGCGGTTCCAGGCGCCGACGTGGGCGGCGTTGATCCCTTCAGGCGAGAACGCAGACACGAACTTCCCGTCGACCATCGGGTGCCCGAGCGGCGCCAGCGTTCCCTCCAGGCCTGGGTAGTGCTTGTCGATCTGCTCGGCGGTGTAGAGACCACCGTTCATGACCACCCCGGCAGGCAGGGTGTAGCTCGGCAGAACCAGGTGTTCGCGCCCGTTGTAGGTCTCACGTCGAATACTGGCGCTGTTGACCTGGGTGGTGATGTTGACCTGCATGGGCATGGCTCAATCCTCTTTCGCCCAGGGCCCGCGCCCTTTGGCTTTCATGACTTGGTAGTTGCGGCGCGCGCGCTCGACGATGGCCGGGACAACCGGGTTCCCTTCGTCATCGACCAGTACCTCGACCTGGCTGCACTTGCAATTTATTGGGTTTCCGTCTCGGCTGTACCATTCCCTCACCTCATCCGAGGTGTAGAGCCTGGCGTGCCTGTCCGCATGGGTGGCCCTAGTGCTGGGGGACAGGGCCGACATGTGCATCAGCTTTGACTGGACGCCGTAGTCGGCCTCAGCAGCGTCTTTCTCGTCCCAGCGAGCCCTTCGGAGTGCGGTAGTGACCTCAGTGCGGGCGATGCGATGACCTCGACGCGCCTCGATGCCGGTCTGGGCAGTCAGGTCCCGCGCAATCTCGCGGGGATTCTTCCCGCGCCCCATGCCCTCGGCGAGAATGCGCGCCATGTCGGCCTTGACTTGGCCGGACAAGCCCTTCATCTCCTCGAACTCCCGGGCGCGAAGCAGTGCCATCCGCGCGCGGTAGGCGTCGGATCGAAGCAGGACATCCAGCGATTCCCGGCCGGCGCGGTATGCAGGCGACTGCTGCGCCAGGTTGGCGTGGGTCTGCGCAGTCCCGCGGATGTAGGCAACCCCGACGTAGGACTCGAAGAACCAGAGGTCACGCTCCCCGCCCTCTTGCAGGATCTCGTCGACCATCAGGTTGGTGTCGGCGAAGATCGCGGAGAGAAGGGCCTGGTCGAGACGGTAGGTGTACTGCTCGTTCACCACCGGCTGGGCCGGGATTCGATCCAGGGCGGCCACGTAGCCATCCCTGATCTTCCGCATGCGCCTGTCGAACTCGCGCATTGCGCCCCTTTCCAGGCGATCTACCCCGGTCGGGTCACTGCTGCTCGCCGGTAGGATCGGTGCGCGCGGCATCTTCATCCTCCGGTTCGGTGTCAGGTAGCGGATCACCACCCTCGAGCGGGTCGTAGCCAGCCTCTTCGCGTATTTCCTCCGCCGTGAACACGGGCTCGCCAGTGCCGATCGCGGCGCTGTTGATCTCGCTCATTGTCTTGGAGTTGGCCAAGCGCTCGGCCTTGGTCGGCACGGTGAGGTCATCCCAGATCGCGGTGAACTCGGCTTTCAGCGGAACCACGCCGATGCGCATCAGGTGCGCGAACAGGTCGTTGATCTCGAACGTCAGTTCTTGCACTCGGCGCGCCTGGCATCTGGCGTTGTGGTACTTCTGGTCCTCACTGCTCGCCCGCTCGCCGGTCTGCATGCCCACCAGAATCTTGGTCGGGATGTCGACGCCGGCGGCGGCGGTTTGCAGGTTGACGTTGTACGTAGGCCCAGGGTCCGAAACGGCGGACACCATCTGCGTGACGGTCGCCCCCTGGGTCGGGAGCAGGACATCGTTGCCGCGGTTTAGCTGACGCGCCGCCTCGTTGAAGCGTTCGTTGAGCGCATCGATCGTCACCCCGTAGGTGCTGGCGATCTCGCCGAGCTGAATATCCTTGTCGAAGTTCAGCAGGAGCTGGCGTGCGGCGTTCTTCAGGAACGATTCGCCACTGCCTCCCTCAACCTTCTCCAGGCTGATGAAGGAGTTGTAGGCAGGCTCCAGGAAGCCGATTGCATCGCCGGTCCAGTCGCCGAGGATAAACACCCGATCCGGATGGATATCCCGCACCAGGCCAGGGCGCCCGGCTTGGGAGGCCTCGGTGTATTCCCACATGGTGGGCTGCCCGTAGGTCTCGCTATCTAGCTTTTCGTCGAACGACTTCGGCTTAAGGCACCCAGCCCAGGCCGGGGTGACCTTCGCCAGGCCATTGACCTTTCCCGTGACAGGCCTATCCCACGGCTGGCTATCCCTGATGTGCAGGAGCAACCCGGAATACCGACCCACCAAGCGGCGCCGGTCGGCTTCGGAGACAGCCCGCCAGAACCTGCCGCCTGCGATCAACGGCTTGTTCTTCCTCTCCCACTCGGTTTCGTCCTTGGAGCGGTCCTGATCGTCGCCCTCGATGACCTGCGGATTTGTCTTCCAGCACGTGGTGACGATCTTCTCGACCGCGCCATGGGCGATGCCGCCCCGCCGGTACATGGTGTACAGGTCGTTGAACGTGATTTCCTGGGGAAAACCGTACTCGCACCATGCCTGCGGCCGCTTGGCGTCATGGCCGATACCCTGGTTCAGCAGGCTCATTCGCGCACGCGCGATAGCACTGCTCATCGCGTGATTGACCGCGAGGTCGAGTTTGTCAGTCATGATCAGTCCGATTTCAGGATGAGGCCTGGCTTGTCCGTCTCGCGGACCAGTTCGACAGATGAGAGGTTGGGGTCGCGCCAGACCATCGTCCCTTCGGCGCCAGCGTTCTCGACCGCCACGGTGCGGGCGCAGGACGTGCAGCGAGCACGGACCACCATGGAGCGGCTGGTTGCGCGCTCCTTGAGGATGAAGATGGCCATCAGCGGGCTCCGGGAAGAAGGATGCCAAGCGGCGCGGCTCCGCCCAATTCGGTCAAGGCGTAGACCATGGCATCCAGCCGGTCCGGCGACTTCTTCGCCGTCGCGGGGATGTACTCCATGAGCTGGTTCTCCAGCAGATAAAGCGCGCCTTGGTGAGCCACCCTGCCTTGCTCGTACAGGGCGGATATCGGCTCAGCACGGGCGAACTTTCCCTTGTTGGCGTGGATTCGGATGATTCGCCCCTTGAAACCCGCGTTCTTCAGGGTCTCTTCCGCCATGTCGCCGCCTTGGTTCGTCTCAATAACGATCGCGTCGGCCTGGTGCTGCTCGTATGCAGCCATAGCCTTTTTCGCCCAACCGGCTGGTGAGTATTTCCCACTGTAATCGCCATCGACCGAGAACTGGCGGGAGTCACCAGTACCGTAGGAACTCGCCGCCACGATCCCAGTTTCGTCGCTCTCGTCGCTGTTGGTGGCCTGAGGATCGATGGCCACCACGCACCGCTTGCGGTCGGCCCTGATCTGCAATTGATGCGCCGCATTGATCAGTTGCTCGGTCCACAGCGCCCCCTCGGCGTTGAACCGCCGAGGTTTCTGCATGTACTGGGCTTCTGCGGTACGTCGATGCGAGAAAAGCGCTGTGCGGTGGCTCTCGTTGTGCTTGAAGGGCCATAGCCAGCCATCCGGAAGACCATGCTCGATCGGGATCCCGTGAGTGTTTTCCGCTGGGTACGGCTCGCTGTTGTCGATGATCACTGGCAGGTTGAGGTGATGCCACATCTCCCCTGACCCACCTCGCAGAAGGTAGCCGCTCAGGTCGTGGTAATGGATCCTCTGCATGATGACGATCATCGGCGTCGTTTCCAGCGCCAGGCGGGACTTGATCGTCTCGTTGAATCGGCTATTCACGCCGTCACGAACAGTCTCGCTGTATGCATCGTCCGGTTTTACCGGATCGTCGATGATCAGCGCGCCCTGCCATCCAGGCTCCATGTGGCCGGCGCGAAACCCTGTCACCTGGCCGGCGGCGGACGATGCATAAACCCCGCCCCCATGCTCAGTCCACCACATAGCCTTGCTGTCGGCGTCATCTCGCAGCGACATAGGCCACATGGCCTGATACGCCGAGGACTTCACCATACCGCGCGCCGTACTGGAGTTCAGTAGGGCCAGATTGTGCGAGTAGGACAGGTGCATGAACCTGGCGCGGTTGTTCATCGCCAGGCCACGCCCGATCATGTTGATCGTCGCCAGCTCGGTCTTTGTGTATCCAGGAGGCACGTTGATGATCAGGCGCTGGATCTCACCATCCACCACCCTGTCCAGCGTCTCCTGGATCACGCGGTGATGCGGCGCGACGATCATCTTCGAACCCATGCGCTGCTTGAAGAAGTAGCGCGCGAAGTAAAGGCCGTCCGCCTCGCACTCTACCTTTCGAGCGAGGGTAATGGGGTCAGCAATCATCTTCCGCGAGCATCTCTCGGCGAGCCTGCATGTAGTCCTCCTTGGTCAATGTGGCAACTGCCAGAGGACCACCATCAGGACCGGAAACTTCATGCTTCGTCGCAGACTCCCATCCCTGCATCTTTGCCAGTTGCTGGATGGCCTGCAAAGGGCTATGGGTCTTGATCCGAATGCCATCCTTCGTAGCAGCCAGTTCAGAGATTGCGGCCATCTTCTGCGGGTCTTGCAGGACGGAATCTTTGATCTTCCATGCCGCCTGGATGACGGGCTGGCCATCCTGCTCACCGATCTCGTAGGAGCCGAACTCCACCAGGTCAGCCAGATCGGTACGGGCGAATCTGGAAAGACGCTCCAGGGCCTCCTGACGGGTCATCACCGCATCGGTAACGGCGCTGGCATTCAGTTCTGCCATTCTTGCGGCAATCTTGGGGTTATCGATCAACTCTTTTGCCGTACGATTTACGGTCTCAGGCTTCATGTTCTTGGCGTCGTAGCTGAGCCTGTACGCCTCACTGGCATTCCCCGTCTTCAGGTATGCCAGGCAAAAGGCTTCCTGTTTGGGTGTCAGCGCCATGAGAGGTCTCCACCGAATATCTGCCGGCGCCGGGACCAGGCGTAAAGTACGAGCCCAGCATGGAGGATCACCGAAAATGGATTAACCGGTGCGCCCTTCATGATTCCGTACAGGATTCCGAATGCACCACCAGCCACCAGGTAGAAGGAGATACCCAATAGCGGCTGCCCAGACAACTGGACGGTGCGCAGGAACTCCAGAGCAGCTACAACGACAAGCACACACAGCAGCGCATCCAGCGCCGCCAGAATCGACATGATCATGATCAGGTTCCTCTCGTAGGAAGGAACCGCTCTGTGATTGCCGTTACTGCCGCCTTCAGGCCGGGGATGATATTCATCGCCAGCAAACCAATGGTGAATGCGACACCACTCAGAAATGCGTCATCGAGTGGAATCTCGTACTCACGCGAAAGCCATGCGGCAACCGGAGCAGTCCAATAGGTTGAGCACCCGAATCCGGTTGCTACAGCGAGCGCGGCTTGCCAGCGGTTCAGTCCGCTCAGGAATCCAAGGGACAGAATCGACCCCCAGAACCCGGCAATAGCGACGCTGTACTTGGCGAAGAGACCTCCGCCAACGGTCGTCATCGGGTCCATTTGCTTACTCCAGATGCAGAAAAGCCCAGGTCATTGCCTGGGCCTTGTAGTGTGGTGCCGGCAGCAGGAGTCGAACCCGCAACCCTCTGATTACAAATCAGCAGCGCTCCCTGTTGCGCCATACCGGCTTATTGGCTGACGCGGAGGGATCGAACCATCGACCAGTCGGGTAACAGCCGACCGCTCTACCTCTGAGCTACACGTCATTGAATCGAGTTTGGAGCGGCTCGCGGGGCTTGAACCCGCAACATCTGACTTGGAAGGACAGCGCTCTGCCAGTTGAGCTAGAGCCGCGGAATAAGTGCCGGACTAGCCGGCGTCACGCCCGCAGATCAAGGATCCGGGGCTTTCGCCTTGATCGCCAGTGGTGACCCTTGCTTTCTTCTGCCGCATGCGTGATTTGGAGTGACCGGCGCTGATCTCCGGCATGACTGGCCCTGCTGTCACCCCCACTTAAGGCGGTGTCGGATAGCATCGTATCCAGTCGGGTATTCCTTGCTGCGCATCAGCCTGCGCATTCACTCCGTGCCGGGCTTCCACCGGCTCCCACTTCACTTTAACGCCTGCGTGTCCAAGGCGATCCCGGAGTATTAGGTCGCGGTAGGGCCGGGTCCCACCTTTGACCATCCTCGGCCGCGTAGTCGCAACCCAGAAGGATTCAGATCAGAACTACTACCGCTCCAACCAGGAGCAGCAGGACCAGCGCGCCACCGCCGATACCCTTGAGCAGCCAAACATCTTTCGATTCAGCAGACATTGCAGAACTCCGTAGATGGATGGAAACAAAAAGCCCCGGCATTTGCCAGGGCTTCGGTGGTGACTTTCGCCAGAGGCGAATTTGTCACGATGGAGATAAGTCTGCCTCAGCCGGACATTTGTCGTCAAGCAGCATTTTTCATCATTTTTATCGCTGAGGAGACAGGCACAAGCGCTGCCTTGTCGAGGTCATTGCAGGCATCAAAACAGGACTGAATGAATCCCTCCCACTCCCTGGTCCATTGCTCTGACGATAGCTCAAGTCCGTGAATCTGGAGCAGCCATGCGCGGAACGACTCAGGGCTTGGGCAAGGATCAACACCTTCACTCTGCCCGCCCTGATGCATGCGGCGGTACCGGAACAAGACTCCCGCAGCGACATAGCGCGCCTTCTCGAATTTCTTCGTGTACATCCTTGGGCCAGTTTCGTACGCGACCCTGAACACGATCTCTTCCGCAGCCTCCTTGTCGTCTTCGTCAGCCATCGGGCTGTACATGTGATTGCCGAACACCTTCAGATGCGCCGGGAGGGTATCGATCGCCTTTTGAATCACGCCGGCGAGCGCCTGATGAACAGCCCGAGGAGTGCTAATGTCGCGCTCAGTTCTGGTCTGGTGGATTCCTGGCACGAAGGTGTGCTGGCTGTAGGAGACAGCCTCCCCATCATCATCGATCTCGGTGATACGGCGCCGGACATATCCGCCAGCTTCGACAATTCCAAGAGCAGCTCGCTCTGCCGCCTCAGCCATGCCGCTGTTCCAAGGGGTATAGAACGCATCGTGCCAGGCGATACGTGCACTGTTCAGATTCATTTCCCTTCCCCCTTAATCAGCCCATATTCACGAAGGATTTCCCATTGCTGGGCGATGTATTCGGCTAGCGTCATGCCGGCTTTGCCTCCTTGCGGAAGGCGGTGGCGACGATCAGGAACTGCGCCATGAAGGCGGAGGCGCCTAGCATTGGATGCCCGCTGAAGATCAGGGCATAGACGTAGAAGATGGATGGCAGGAGCTGAATCCAGAAGGTCCGGCGGATGCGCGCACTGACCTCGTCCTTGACCATGCCGAGGAGCATCCCGATCCAGGCAAGAGCGTTCATGATGACGCAGACGTAGAAGGCGAACTGCGATAGCTGGCCGATGCCGGACAGCAGGGAAAGGCTCAGCGTCATGCTGATGATGATCGAGATGGTGGTTTTCATCAGGCAGTCCTCTTTTTCAGTTCGCGCAGCTTGGCGCGGTACTCGGCGGTGATCGCCTTCAGTTCGTCGTTGGTGTACTTGCGGGGACGGTGATCGGCTTCCAGAGCCTCTACAGCTTCCAGGCCGATGCGTTCGATCAAGCCCTCACGGAAGCCCTGGGAAACGGTAAGACCCTTCCTGGCGTACTTGCTGGAGCCGGCGTTACATGCCTTGCATTGAAGCCATATGTTGGATGGCTCCAGGCGGTGCTCGGGCCTTGCCCCTTTGCCGAGGAAATGCCCTGCGTCGAATGCGCCTCCAGTCTTCCAGCCTTGTTCGGCCAGTACCTCGGCCTGAGACTTGCCACAGCTCATGCAGCCGCTTCCGATGGAAAGTTCGTAGGTTCGCCGGTAGTCCCGAACGGCCTTCTCTGCATCTTTGATGTGGTCGCTGTGCGTCTTCAGCCTCTCCTTCCGCACTTTGATCTCCCGCCGCTCTCGGTCGGCGATGGCCTTCCGCGCCGGCTTGGCGTGCTTGTCCTTGATGGCCAGGGCGCAGGCCGGCGAGCAGGCCTTTTGCGTGCTGCTGAAGCGAGGGGTGAACTCCTGGCCGCATGCAGGGTTCTGGCACTTCCGCAGCTTCGCTTGGCGAGTTGGGAGCGTCATGCTGCGTCCTCGCTAAGCAGATCGTTGAAGAAAACACCCTTCTCCGAGAACTCAGCAACGATGGCATCGGTGTAGGCGATGCCCTGGGCTCGGTTGAAGAGCCTGGTCACGGGGAAGCCATCCGGTCCGAACATGGCGCAGGCGCCCATCAGGCGGATCTTGGTTTCGTAGTCCAGGTTCAAGAACAGGCGGTTCCAGCCATCGCGGAAATCGGCATCGGCTGCTCGCATGATCGGCACACCGAAATGGAGCTTGCAGTACCGGCGAGCGTCCTCTACGTCATCCATTCCGGTCATCTGGGCAATTCGCTGGTAGAGCGCGAACCATAGGGCGTTCTGGTCCAGTGTTCTGTCCTTCCCGGGGCGAAGGGAAACCACGACGTACTTTTTCTCGCGGTACATCGCGGTCAGGCGGGTGATCGCCTCGGACAGGCGCGCGGCGCTGTTTACGGCGATTCGATCAGCCACGGCTTGCCCTCCGCTCAGCCAGTTCCGCACAGTCCCGGCACTTCCGAACCCCAGGAACGATCGAGCGCCGCGCTACCGGAATCTCCTCGCCGCAGTCTTCACATTCGTACAGGCTCTCGCCGACGTACTTGACTCGGGAGTACAGTCGTTCAGCGAGTTCTCGCTCGGCGTAGTCATTGGCGATGTCTACGATATCCACGTCACTCGCCCTCCCCTTGCAGGCTCTTCAGCAGTGCCTTGAGCTGGCGATAGCTTTCCATCGACTTAGCGTTCGATTCGCGTTCCTGCTCGACTGCCAGAGCGACGTCCTCGATGCGATCAGACAGGCGCTTCATGTGCTCGGCCATGCCGGCGAGCTCGTTTGCCAGTTCGCCCAACATCTCCAGCGGGGAGGCAGAGCGCTTCTGCTCGGACTGGGTTTCGATCTTCTTCGCGGGCTCGCCCATCTTCGGCTCCTGAGGCTTGGTCTTTTTCTCGACTTGGATTCGTTGGTAGTGGTCAGTACCAGTGCGGCGGATCAGTCCGGAATCGACCAGATCGCGCAGACAGCCCTGGACAATCCGAACGTCCGGCGTGCTTCCGGTCATATTGCGGAGCGCGGTGAGCACCTGGAACGAACGCCAGGGCTCAGAGATCGGTACGCACTCATAGACCTTCTTCGCGATGCCGGTCTGCCCCTGCATGAGGGACTCCTGTTTTGCGGGCGTCACTGCTCGATCCTCCCTTCAGGCCAAATGCTCTTCACGACCGCGAGCGGGTCGCAGTCGTCCGTTACGATCAAGGTGAAGCGCTTGCTTCCTACGATTACGGTCCAGGATCGTTTCATTGGCCCGCTCCTTTGCTGCCATAGCGGTCAGACAGCCGAGTTACTTTCATGCGGCCTCCTGATCGGCTTGTTGTTGGGTGATTCCGGAAAATTCAATCCACTGGCGAGGCTTGTGCCCTTCGCGCTCCATGTACTGAGCGGATGCGGGGTCGAACCAGAGATAGATGGTTTCCTCGACACCGGTCAGGCGCTGCTTGGTGATGATCATCTTCACGTCCGGCTGCTGCTTGAGGTGCTCGGCTTGATCCTCATCGGTGCCCTTCATCGCGGACTCCTTCTTCTTGTTGCGCCACACGGTGATCACGTTGTCGGCCAGGTCAGTGAGGATGGCGCCGCCGCGAACGTCGAGCTTTCCAGGCATCTTGGATTCGTCGTCTGCCTTGCGCGGGTGAGCCACCAGGTGAACGTGGACGCCCATCTCATGCGCGAAACCAACGATGGATTCCATGGCCTGCTTCTGGCCGTTGTAGTCGTCTTCGGCCATCCCCAGCTTCGCCAGGCTATCGACGACGAACTGCTTCACCCCATAACGGCGAGCGGCGTAGCGGAAGGTTTCGATCATCTCGGCGGTGTTGGCCGAACCCATCTGGTTGTAGATCCACAGTCGACCACCCAGGAACTCCAGGATGGCGTGGATGTACCCACGGGAGGGCTGGTTGAGCCCGGCGGCCTGGCGCACCATGCGCTGCAAGGTCCGCTTGGCAGGCATCTCCATCGAGGCGATGCAGAACTTCTCGCCCTGGCGCATGCCGTGGAAAGCCAGGTAGTTCAGGAGCTGGGATTTCCCGTGCCCGCTCCAGCCGGTCCAGATCGTGACCTCGCTGTCGCGGAAGCGGATCATGTCGCGGGACTTCTCCCATGGGGTCGCCATACCCATGACTGCGGGGTTGCGCTCGAAGAACTCGGCGCACACGTCATCAACGAACGACTCAGCCCCTACCAGCTTCTCGGGATCGAGCGTCTTGGCCTTGGCGTAGCAGTCGTCGATGTCGTCGCGGGTGTAGAACAGGGCATCCAGGGCTTCGTTGAAGTCCTTGCAGCCTAGGTCCAGGATGCGGCAGCGCTCGCGCCCAAGGCGCTTGATGATTTCTTCGGTCGCCTGCTTGCCGGGCTCGTCGTCATCCATGGCGAGGTAGATCACGTCGAACCGGGACAGGCGCGAATATTCGTGCTCGATCCACGCCTGTTTCTCGCCCTTACCACCACCGAACGGAACCGACAGCGCCGGACGACCGTACTGCCAGGCAGTCATGGCGTCGATCTCGCCCTCGGTGATCGTCACCTCGCGAGCGCCATCGGGAATGGCCTGCCAGCCGAACAGGCAAGGCTCTGCGTCAGCCGAGGCGGAAATCCGTTTCTTCCCGTTGGGGCGATCAACTCCGAGCTTCTTCCAGAAGATCAGAGCGCCGTCCCGCAGGTACGGGAACACGATGTCTCGGCCAGACTCGCCGATCTTGAACTCGGCAATGGTTTCCGGCTTCAGACCGCGCCCAACAAGGTAGGCCATGACCGGAGACTCATCGACCGGAGCCTTGCACTTGGGGCGCTCAGGGCGAACGTAGGTCTTGCGAGAGGGCGCTTCGAGTTTCGGATCAGCGATGCCCAAGTAGGACTTCGCCTCGGCCAGTGCGGTGCCCATGTCACAACCGCGAACAGCGCGCCACAGGTCCAACAGGTCGCCTGTTTCGCCGGTCGAGAAGTCGCACCAGACGCCGGCTTTCTCGCCCTTGAGGTGGACGCCCAGGCTCTGGCCCTTTTCGCCGTTCACGCTGCCGACACGCCACTCGGCTCCCTCGCGCTTTCCGCTGGGCAGCAAGTGGTGCGCAACGTCGATCACGCGATCAGCGAGGCGCTGAGCAATCTCAGAGGGGGTCATTGCGCCTCCCCGGCAGCCGGCAGGCGCTTGCAGGTGTAGTCGTGCGTGTAGATCGACAGGACTGTGTTCGGAAGGTGGTCGTGCCAGAACTCGTGGGACTCGGTCACATAACCACGCGGCGCTTCGAACGGGTATGTTTTCCCGTTCACGACAGCGCCCTTGCGGATCGGGTGGACGTTCGACTTCACGCGGTCAGGGAACAACCCCATCCACCCTGCGCTGATCGAAGCCTGGATCACTGCATCCGGGTTGGGATGGCCTGCAAGCTGCTTCGCTTGCGCCTTGCAGGTGGTCTCCTTCAGCGGCTTGCGCAACTCGCTCCGGCACTTGACCCATTCAGCCCACACCGATGGCGTGACGTTTTCCGGGCAAGCATCCAGCGGGTTGAACTTCGGAGACGGCACAGCCGGCTCTACCCCCTCAGGGGGGTAAGGGGGGTTATGCTCTTTCTCTTCTTCTGTATCTTTATCTAGCGTGACATTGCGTGACTCTGCGTGACATTGCGTGACATCATCAACTTTAGATGCCTCCCGCTCACGTTCGCGCTGCTCCCTTTTACGCTGAGCAGCAGATTTTGCGCCTCTTTCAGGGTTACCGGCGTCCTCGCGCTTCGGCTGACGGTTATCCCATCCAGTGAGGGCATCACCATCCAGAACGCGCCCTTGCATCGCGTCGATAACATTCACGATCTGTTCGTCTGTCACGTCAAGCGCGCTAGCCAAATCTTCCGTCGTGACAGTCACGTGACCGCGCGTGACATTTCGTGACGCATCGACCAGAAGATGCAAATACACCGCCTGGACCAACGCAACGGGTTGCCCGGATACGCGAGCAATCGTTCTCCATTTCGGATCATTCGGCATGTCATGCCAAAGCCGCAGCCAGCTATTCGACATTTCCTTCTCCTTTGTCATCGTCCAGCGGGCCACGCATGTCTTCCCGCATCGATGCGGCGAGGATGCAGATGTCGCTTGTGAACTGGTGGAGTTGATCCAGAGTGATGGTCACGACCTGATCACCTTGGCAGATGGCAATGGAGTCCTTCACCGGACGAAGCTCCAAGGCGTTGTAAGTCAGCGTTCGAGGTTGCATAATTCACCTGTCACCTGATGTTGTTTTCCCACGCGTGTTTCGGCTGCCACCGATCCACGCACCGACAAAGCCCTGTAGTAGTCGCTCAGGGCTTTGTTGTATCTGCGCCTCCACTCACTCGAACCCATACCCGCCAGCTCTTCAGCAGCGTTAGCCATTGCGGCGTAGTCGGTATTCGTGAGTCGCTTTCGCATCAATCCCACCCCAACGGACCAGGCCGCTTCTTTTCGGCCTGAAGGCCAAGCTCGGCCAGGGTCTTGAGCGCCTGGATGTACTCAGATGGATGGCACTGAGCCGACATCGGGACGACCTGAAGCTCCAGCAGCGCAAGCACCTTGCACCACCGCTCTATCTCGCCCTCTTTCCAACGACTGACAGTCGATTCGCTCACGCCGATTGTGTCGGCGACGGTCTTCTGACCCACCGACAAAAGTCGGTTGAGGATCAGGGATTCGAACTCCCGTGCCCTTGCATCGCGCTCGGGGTTTAATTGGCTGGCTGTCATGTCAGGCGGCCTTCTGATCAGCCTTCAGCTTGTTCTTGCTGATGACTTGAAGTTGGTACTGGCGGCCTACGGGGATCGACTCTCCCCACTGCGTGACAGCGCTCGGCCGGATGCCCAGGGCCTCAGCGAGCTTCTTTTTGGAGCCAAAATGCTGGATGGCTTCGTTCATGTTCATTGCGCGTCCTCGCGTAGCAATGAACCAATTTCAGCACACTGAAATAATGTTCGCAACAGGCTTCCGAGTTTTGCACTCACTTAAATTAAGCTGTCTTAACATCATCGGATGAACAGAAACGAACGAATCGCGCGAGCCATCCAGCTCAGCGGAAAAACGAAAAGTGAAATCGCAAAACTTTGCGACGTCGCGCCCTCAGCCGTCACTCAGTGGATTAATGGCGACAGCAAGAGCCTAAAGGCGGAAAGCGCCTTCGCCCTTGCGAAAGCCACCGGCTTCCGCGCGGAGTGGATAACGCTTGGGTCTGGACCAGAGCGCGCCATTGACGTAGGTCCCGACCACAACCAAGGCGAACTTGTCGGCTTGGTCTCTGCCTGGGATGCAGACACGCCGCTTGAGGATGACGAAGTAGAACTGCCGTACTACTCTGAGGTGGAGCTTGCCGCAGGAAACGGTATGACGGAAGTCGTTGAAATCGCTGACAGAAAGCTTCGGTTCTCAAAGGACACGCTTCGGTCAGCAGGCGTGGAGCCGGAATGTGCCGCAGTAGCCCGAGTTCGTGGGCGATCCATGGAGAGGCTGATCCTCGATGGCGCCGCTATCGGCTTCGACACCAGCTTCACACACATCGTCGACGGTGAGATCTACGCCTTCAATCAGGATGGAATGCTTCGCGTCAAGTACCTCTATTCGATGCCCGGGAACTCAGTCCGCATCAGGAGCGAAAACAGCGACGAGTACCCAGACGAGATACTGACATCCGATCAATTCAGTCAAATCACCATGCTCGGACGTGTCTTCTGGTGGTCAACGGTCCGCCGAGCCCCGCGCCGATAGCACCACAAGCCGGACACAGGCCCGCCAAGTGCGGGCTTTTTTGTGCCTGACGATCTCGTCAATTTCAGCAAACTGAAAATATTTTCTTCAGCAGGCTTGACTATGAATTTCAGCAGACTTAAATTTCATCTCAACGCCGCAGAACAACGCAGCGCCAGGCCACCGAGCCGACCGCTCTTTAACAACCCGCGCCATGAACGACTACCCGGCACCGCCGGTTAGGTCAGCCCGAGCTGTCTCCTGGCGGGCGAAAGAAATCCAGGGGAAACAACCAAGCCTGCCTCTACGGCGACCGGCGATCCGACAGGCCCGAAAGCCTGCCAACGCGCAGACAACTGCGACGGCGGACGAAGCGAAATGCTGAACCGAGCGAATGACCCGCATGCAGGTGCGGAGAAACACCGATTTCACTGGCTGGCCCTCCAACGAGGGCCAGACGGGAAATCAAACGAGGGAAACAGCAATGAGCCAGATCTCAATAGTGGGCTACGAAAGCGACTGCAATTGCGAGCACTGTGGGCGCGCCCTGAGGCACGGAATCCGTCTTAGCGACGGCAGGCTTGTGGGCGCCAGCTGCCTCGACAAAAAGCTGACCAAGCCGCGCAAGTATCAGGGCAAGTCCTTTCGCTTCGGTGCTGAGCACATCATCAAGATTGCAAAGGTTGTTCAGTTCTACTCGCCGGGCAACTGGGCGCGCTTTGGCGTTTCCGCATCGAGCACGACGTTTGAGGGGGTCGCATGAAGATCAGACCAAAGGCTGCGCCCGCAAGCCTGAAAGCAGACGGGCGCGAATACTCGCGCCTAGTTCTTGCGGCATTCAACTGGATCAACGAAGACGATGAAGCCGAGCGGCTCGTAGAGCTGAATAGCAGGAAACGCGAAGTGAATGAGAACGCAAAGAAGCGGTTTTGAGATTTCCTCAGTCGCCCTTCGCAAGAGGGGCATCGAGGAAGTCAACACGCCCTGGAGGGCAACAACAATGACGCGCAACGAGTACGACGAGATGGAAGCCACTGCAAACGTGGCATTGGCTGGCCTTCTGGCTGGTGATGGCCAGTGGGTAAGCAATCCCAACGAACTGGTCAGGCATGCATTCGACATAGCCGAAGCCTTCAATGTCGAGAAGAAGCGCCGACTCGGCGAACGTCCGGAATGGGACAACTGAACCGCTATTGATACGGACCGCCCCGGTTCGCCGGGGCATCACCAGCTCCAACCCATTTGCCCATCCGGGCGCCCTATCGCCCAACCCAGGGCAAACCTAAAACGGAGAATCGCGATGGCGAGCAAGAAAAAGGCTGCGTCCGAAGAGGTCGTGACCGCTTACAAGGGATTCAAGCAGGACCTGACCTGCCGCGGCTACCAGTTCGAGATCGGCGGCACCTACAAGCATGAGGGTGAGGTAGAGGCATGCGCTTCGGGCTTCCACTCCTGCGAGTATCCCCTTGATGTCTTCGGCTACTACGCTCCAGGCGAAAGCCGATTCGCCATCGTAAAGGCTTCGGGGCAACTGAGCCGTCACGACGATGACAGCAAGATCGCCAGCGCCACCCTGGTGGTGGAGGCGGAAATCAGCATGCCGACCATGATCTCGCGGGCCATCGACTGGATCATGAGCAAGATAGATAAGTCGGTTGAGCAGACGGTGGTAGGCGGCACAGCGTCGAACACCGGCTACCAATCGGCAGCGTCGAACACCGGCTACCAATCGGCAGCGTCGAACACCGGCGACTACTCGGCAGCGTCGAACACCGGCTACCAATCGGCAGCGTCGAACACCGGCTACCAATCGGCAGCGTCGAACACCGGCTACCAATCGGCAGCGTCGAACACCGGCGACTACTCGGCAGCGTCGAACACCGGCGACTACTCGGCAGCGTCGAACACCGGCTACCAATCGGCAGCGTCGAACACCGGAAACTACTCGGCAGCGTCGAACACCGGCTACCAATCGGCAGCGTCGAACACCGGCTACCAATCGGCAGCGTCGAACACCGGCTACCAATCGGCAGCGTCGAACACCGGCGACTACTCGGCAGCGTCGAACACCGGCTACCAATCGGCAGCGTCGAACACCGGCGACTACTCGGCAGCGTCGAACACCGGCTACCAATCGGCAGCGTCGAACACCGGCTACCAATCGGCAGCGTCGAACACCGGCAACCGCTCGGCAGCGTCGAACACCGGCAACCGCTCGGCAGCGTCGAACACCGGCTACCAATCGGCAGCGTCGAACACCGGCTACCAATCGGCAGCCGAGGTCAGCGGCAAGGAGTCCGTCGCCGCATCCCTGGGCATCGAAGGCCGCGCTCGCGCATCTGCTGGTAGCGCCATCGTCCTATGTCATCGTGACGACGAGGGGCGCCTAATCCATATCCGCGCCAGCAAGGTCGGGGAGAACGGCGTAGAGCCGGACACCTGGTACCAGTTGAATGCCGAGGGCGAGTTCGTCGAATTCGACGAGTGAGCTGCCATCGAACAGCGAACGAGTCTAGGGGCTAGCGCAGCCAGACCTGACGCATCCGGGGAAGCGCCCGGCGTTCGCTCCATTTGCCCTGATACGGCAAGAGAGGAACCCATGCCAGACCTTTGCGAGTTCGCAGCGCTGTTCGTGGTGCTGTTTCTGACTATGTATTGGTGAGGTGAGAGATGAGTGAGTGGATAGATTGTAAAGAAGAACTTCCAGAACCCGATGTTCCTGTCTTAGTTGATGGATCTGAACGCGCAGGTGTCGGCGTATTGGGGCTGACAAATCATGGCCTAAGGTGGGGGTTCGCTACCTCAGCTCCATATTGGGATAACAGAAAAGGATGGGTTGTTGATAGTTACGACTACGACATGAAGGCTCCTTTTCGCTGGATGAGCCTACCAGACCTAAACGCCTGACAGGCAGGAGAACAGAATGAGCAAGCTCATTGGCTGGAGGACGGAGAACTACCTTTGGGAAACCAGCGATCCGTCGGTGGCGAGGAACTGGGAGCCGAACATTGGCGTTCTGCCGATATTTGAAGGAGATCCCAATACGAAGCTTCAAGGCGTCGGGCCTGAGTGGATGCAATCGGCTGACGCGTTCATTGAACGGCTCAACTCTGCCGGCTGGCGTGCTCACGCAGATTCACAGCATGACGGCGCTAGAGCCATGTTCAACGAACTCAAGGCAACCGCCTAACGCGCCCTTGCGCATACACATTGGAGGCGAGATGAATCTCACCGACCCTAAGCAAGATGACCGCATTCGAGCGGCACTTCGCAACGCGGATAAGCGCGGTCAGCTCCAAGTGGTTGCCGCAATAACCGGTATCGCCGGCGGCGTACAGGAACTCCGCAAGATCATGAATAGCACTGGCGAGCTGAGCATCATGGACAGAGGAATGCTCGCACTGCATCTCTCCTGACTTCCCAGGCAAGGACGCCACCCTTCAATGGGGATGACTCTAGTGCGCACCGGGGCGCGTTCGCGTAAGCCTGGAGACTAGAGCCATCCCCACCCTACCCCTCATTAGCCCGGACTTTCCGGGCATTTTTTCGCCTGTATGCGCATGCCCTGGCGCTCGCTGATTTCCACCTAATCCGGATGTGTAGGCGAGTCTCCATCCAAGACCAGGGCAGCCGCATGCACGCGAACGCGAGGTGAGACATGAAAGAACTCGGATACGAGGAAGGCTCCATCTGCAACCGCGGCGGCTGCGAGGGAGTGATTGAGCTGGAGAGGGTCGAGAATTGCAGTTGCCATATTAGCCCTCCGTGTGCAGCGCATACGAGCGCGGACATGTGCTGTCCTGACTGCGGTTGGCGCGCGGCGGACGATCCGCTCTGTGTGCGCGAGATTCACACGATCATCCTAGACATTGGTGGATATGGGGCTTTCCTCGAAAGCAAGCCTCGGGTGCTTGACCCAACCAAAATCGACTGGACATGGGAACCGCATTCGGGCGCGTCAATGATCAAGAAGGGAGTTTTCCCCATCGGCACTTCGCGCGCCGAGGTTGAAAAATCCGTGATCGGGACGTTTGGCGGCCGCTTCGAGTACTTCAACGAAGAGAAAGGCCAGTTCAAGTACATCGCCTACACCGACTGAGGTGAGACATGAACACCGCATTGAAATATGCCCAGGAACGCTGGGACAACGCGCTACCGCCCGACGATGACGGCGACCGCGAGTATGTCACCGCGCAAGTCGGGAAGCTCCTGAACTGCGAGGACGGTGATTGCGTGCCGTTCCATGACCGGAAAGAGAGGCCCTTTATCGGGCCGGAGTTCACGGTCTACGGCTTTGCTGGATTCGTGCCCGAGTGGCTCGCCGAGGTAGACGGCAAAGAGTGCCCGATGACGCAGCTACTGCTTGCAGTGCGCCGAGGCGACCTGGAACTCGCACAACGCATCTGGTTCCGCACATTCGAATCCACGCTTATCGAGAACGCTGAACGACTGGTTAGGGAGAGACGCACATGACCATCACCATAGACCTGAAAGAGGCCGCCCAAGTCCTGATCTTCGGCGGCTTTTTTGTGGGCAGCGTGTTCATGTTCGCCGTGGCGTTTGTGGAGGTCGCGGGGCTATGAGGAGGGTAAATGAATGAGCTGGCTTTGTTCTCGGGCGCTGGTGGAGGAATTCTCGGCGGCCACCTCCTCGGATGGCGCACGGTCTGTGCTGTCGAGTTCGAACCCTATGCCGCAAGCGTTCTTGCCGCAAGACAAAATGACGGCATTCTCCCGCCCTTCCCGATCTGGGATGACGTTCGGACATTTGACGGAAGACCTTGGCGCGGCCTTGTTGACGTGGTTTCTGGCGGATTCCCGTGTCAGGACATATCAGCTGCCGGGAATGGCGCCGGAATCGACGGTGAGCGCTCAGGGCTCTGGCGAGAAATGGCACGAATCGTCGGTGAGGTACGACCGCGATTCGTCTTCGTGGAGAACTCACCTCTCCTTGTTCGAAGAGGACTTGCCGTGGTCCTCGGTGACCTTACCGAGCTGGGGTATGACGCTCGATGGTGTGTTATGGGAGCCGCCGACGTCGGGGCGCCCCATCAGCGGGACCGGATATGGATTGTTGCCCACTCCAACGACCGTCGATACTGGAAGCCTGTTCAACAAATCGAACAGTCCTGGAGCGAAAAATCGTCCGACGCTGGGGGCTATGGCGAAGCACAACCTTTGGCCTACCCCAACAGTGTTTGGCAACTACAACCGACCAGGCGCATCACCAACCAGCGGAATGGGATTGGCGAGTGCAGTTCGGTTATGGAGAACGCCGAATGCCTCGGATGCGAACAAATGGAGCAACGAGTCTATGGCCGAACGAGTGGCAAAGGGTCGTCAGATAAGGCTGAACACTCAGGTATCTCCGGAAGGAGGTGCGGGTGGCCAGCTGAACCCAACGTGGGTCGAGTGGCTAATGGGGTGGCCTCTAGAGTGGACCGCATTAAAGCCCTTGGGAATGGCCAGGTTCCAAGAGTGGCTGCAACAGCATTCACTTATCTCGCATCTGAATGGATCTGATGAGGCAGCATGAACACTCGCCGCACAGCAATCTGGCTAGGCAGTCTATTCGGCGGACTGCTGTACCTCTTCATCCTGGCAGCCGGCCCGATCTGGGGCGGCATCATCACCGCAGAACAACCAGCTACGCACCTGTCCGCAGCAGGCCGGTAATCCGGATAACTGCGGCTTCCCCAGCGGGCGGTGGGCGGCATGAAGAAAACACCCGCAGCAGCGGCTTCTAGCGCAACGCTATTCATCCCGCAGGGGTGACGCTGCCGAGTGGCGCCGTAAGCGCCTTTCCCCTTCTACCTGGAGAACATCATGCCTCATGAACATATCACGCAAGTTCCTGATTATCTGTTCACTTTTATCCTTGGTCTCGTTCTTGCTTTTCTATGGGCCTTTGCCGTCTTTCTTGCTTGGGCTTGGGGTAGGGCTTGGGCTTGGATTGATGATTCGAAGCCGCCGCGACACAACTTTCTGACCCATTGGGTTATGGGTCTACTTGGGTTTCATCTGGAAGATGATCGCTGGTCCGTTTATGTCTACCGGCATTCAAAGAACAAGAGTGGGAGCGATGGTGCAAGTGGTTTCTTCTACCCAGTTCTGATAGCTGTCACAGCCCCTAGCCTTCTCCTGCTTTCCTTTGACCTCTACCCGATCACGGTATGCGGCCTGACGCTTTTTGCCGTAGCGCACCTTGCTCGCTTCGCGCGCCGGCACAAAAAGCTGTTCGACAAGCACATCGTCGATCCGAACGCACACAAGCAATAACCCCTCCCTTCACTGGCTGCGCATGCGCGGCGAGGATCATTCATGTCCGCAGAAAATCAACTGGTCGAAGTACCAGCCAAAGAAACCGCTCTGCACGTCTACTCGGCAGCCAATGGCCTGGACCCTTTCCTGGCTAAGATTCGCGAAGAGATCGACGGCTTCGTGCCGGATGTGACCACTCGCAAGGGCCGAGAGGCAATCGCTTCCATCGCCTACAAGGTAGCCCGCTCCAAGACGGCGCTGGACAACGTGGGCAAGGAATTGGTCGCTGAGCTGAAGGAAGTTCCGAAGAAGATCGATGCCGAGCGTAAGCGGATGCGCGATCTGTTGGATTCCTGGCAGGCCGAAGTGCGCAGTCCGTTGACCGAGTGGGAAGAGGCTGAAGCGGCGAGGGTTGCGCGTCATCAGGGCGAGATCGACAAGATAAACCTTCGCCTGGAATGCCGCGATCTGGATTCTATTGAACTCAAAGCCAACATCGCTTGGCTGGAAGGCCTGGCCATCAGCGAAGCCTGGGAAGAGTTCGAGGCAGAGGCTGCTCGCGCCAAAAATAAGGCTTTGATCGCTCTCCGAGAAGCCCTGGTTGCCCGTGAGAAGTTCGAAGCCGAGCAGGCCGAACTGGAACGCCTGCGCGCCGAAGCAGCAGCACGCGAGCAGAAAGAGCGCGAGGAGCGCATTGCCCGCGAAGCAGCAGAGCAGGCACGGCGTCAGGAAGAGGCCAAGGCCCAGGCAGAACGCGACGCAGCAGTACGCCGTGAAGCCGAAGCACAGGCCGCAGCAGAGCGCCGCGAACTTGAACTTAAGCTTGCCGCCGAGCGCGCCGAACGCGAAGCCATTGAAGCCAAGCAGCGCGCAGAACAAGCAGAGCGTGATGCGCAACGTCGCGCTGAAGAAGCCGCAGCGGCAGAACGCAAACGGCAGGCCGATGAGCAGGCCCGCATCGAACGCGAGGCTGCTGCACGCGAAGCCGACAAGGCCCACAAGAAAGCCATCAACAACGAAGCCCTGGCGGCTCTTGTCGCCGGCGGCATGCCAGTGGAATGCGCAAAGCAGGCGATCACGCTGATCGCTCAGCGCAAGGTTCCTCATATCTCGATCAACTACTGAGGCCCATCATGAGCAACTCCATTGCACAGCGGCAGGAAGAGCTGCGCCGCCTGCTTAGCTATTGCCCTGAGACTGGAGAGTTCAGATGGAAAGTCAAACCACCAGGAAAGGTGCAGATAGGAGATCTTGCAGGAACAAAAGGAGAAGCGTTTGTTTACATCAGATTTGAAGGCCGCAGACAGAAAGCTCACAGGCTCGCTTTTCTCTATATGACCGGAGAAATGCCCTTAGGAAATGTCGATCACATAGACGGAAATTCGGCCAACAACGCGTGGAGCAACCTTCGCCTCTGCACTCACGCAGAGAACATGCAGAACAGGAAGGTGAGCAAGCGCAACAAATCAGGATTTCTTGGCGTTAGCAAACATTCATCTGGATGGCAGGCGACTATCGCCAAGGACAAGAAGTACTACCACCTTGGCCTATTCAAAACTCCCGAAGAGGCTCATCAGGCATATCTGGCGGCCAAGGCGCAGCTGCACACATTCAACCCAATTCCACGAGAAGGAAGTGCGACATGCAAACCTCTCTGAAGCCTATGGCAGATTCCAATACTCCCATAGCAATTCAAGAATCAGCGTAAGCGAACGGGCATCACACCTTGCCGGCGGATACCCAGTTGTGCGGCAGCAGCTCGGCCAGGGCGCTGGCCTTCTGCGTCGGCAGGCGCGTGAGCACGTCCTTCAGGTAGGCGTACGGATCGTGCCCGTTCAGGCGGGCTGACTGGATCAGCGTCATCAAGGCTGCGCCACGCTGGCCACTGCGCAGAGAGCCGGCAAACAGCCAGTTGGCACGCCCCAGGGCCCAGGGGCGGATCTGGTTCTCGATCCAGTTGTTGTCGATGGGCAGGTTGCCGTCATTCAGGTAGCGCACCAACGCTGCCCAGCGCTTGAGGCTGTAGTCGAGTGCCTTGGCGATCGCGCTGCCTTCCGGCACCTTCTGCCGCTGCCCAAGCATCCAGCTATGCAGGCCATCGATGATCGGCCTGGCTTTGTCCTGGCGCAGTTGCCGTCGCTGTGCGGCGAGCAACTCTCGCCCTTCGCGCTCCACCTCGTACAGCTGACCGATGTACTGGAGGGCCTGCTCGGCCAGTTGGCTCTGGTTGGCGGCATGCAGGTCGAAGAACTTGCGCCGTGCATGGGCCATGCAGCCGATCTCGGTCACGCCTTGCTCGAAGCTGGCCTTGTAGCCGACGAAGTCGTCGCAGACCAGTTTGCCCTGCCAGTCGCCCAGGAAGCTGCGCGCGTGCTCGCCAGCCCGGCTCGGCCTGAAGTCGTAGACCACGGCCTTGAGGTCGGCGAAGGGGCTGGGTGCATAGGCCCAGACGTAAGCCCGCTGGGTCTTCTTCGTGCCCGGGGCGAGCATCTGCACCGGGGTTTCGTCGGCGAGGATGACGTCCTGCTGGAGCAGGCAGTCGCGCAGGGCATCGACCAGGGGTTGCAGCTGGACACCGCAAGCGCCGACCCATTGCGCCAGCGTGGAACGCGCGATAGCCAGCCCGGCGCGGGCGAAGATCTTTTCCTGGCGGTATAGCGGCAAGTGATCGGCGAACTTGGCCACCATGACCTGAGCCAGTAGCCCGGCAGTCGGGATGCCCTTGTCGATCACCTGCGCAGGCACTGGGGCCTGGATCAGCGTTTCACACTGGGCGCAGACCCACTTGCCACGGATATGCCGCTCGACGGTGAAGGTGCCCGGGGTGTAGTCGAGCTTCTCGCTGACGTCTTCACCGATGCGCTTGAGCTGGCAGCCGCAGGCACACTGGGTGCTGTCCGGCTCGTGAAGTATCAGCGTGCGCGGCAGTTCGGCCGGCAGCGGCGCTCGCTTGGGCTGCTGCCGTGGCTCGCGCTTGGCGGGCTCTGGTCGGGCCGTTTCAAGCTCTGCCTCGATGGCGGCGATGTCGGCCTCGATCATCTCGTCCAGCAGATTGAGCTGGTCGGCATTGAGCTGCTCGCTGCGGCGGGCGAAGCGGTGGCGCCGCAGCACGGCGAGTTCGTGGTTCAACCGCTGGTTGAGCGTTTCCAGGTGATCGACGCGCTGACTCAACTGCGCGGCCAGTTGGCGCAGTTGCTCGGGTGTCAGGTGATCGAAAGCGGCAGGACTCATGGCGCCGAGTGTGCGGATTGTCGGCCCCCTCGGCGATAGGCCATTGGCCTAATTGCGCCCCGGCTACAGGAGTCTGATCTCGGCATTGGGCCCAAGACGCTGCCAAGGTAGGCCGACCACCAGGGCCTGCAACTGCTCGGGACTGAGTTCCAACTGCTGTCCCTGCCAATTGCCCGACCAGGCGAAGCGCCCTCGATTGAGCCTGCGAGCAGCCAGCCAGATGCCGAAGCCATCGTGCACCAGCACCTTCATCCGATTGGCGCGCTTGTTGGTGAACAGGTAGGCGCAGTGCGGCTGCGCCGCACCGAAAACTTGAACCACCCGGGCCAACGCGGTTTCGGTGCCGGCGCGCATGTCCAGCGGCTCGGTGGCGAGCCAGATGCGCTCGATGCGGATCACTTCAGTAGCTCGCGCAGAAAGCGGGCGCAGCCTTCAGGGTCCTTGCCCGGCCACTGCACCGACAGTTTGCCGGCCCGATGGGGAATTGCGATCTGGATGGCCCTGTCGGCCGCACTCGGGGTAGCCGGCACGCTCGGGACGAGAGGAATTGGAATAAAACCTGAGGGTACCGCGGGCAGCTGTGCCTGCTGGCGGCGAATCCACTTGTGCACGAGATTGGCGTTGAGGCCGTGGCTCAAGGCCACGCCGGCAACCGAGGCGCCGGGCTGGGTACACTCCTCGACGACCTGGGCCTTGAAAGATTTGGGATAGGAGCGGCGTTGGCCTGGCACGGGAGATCCTCCGCAAGGGGCTTGAAATGGTGTCCACCAAAAACAGGTGGACACCATGCCGCTAGCTGGAAGAACCGGGGAGGTGTGTTGGCCAGACGCTTACGAATCAGCAACGGTTCTTCAGGTAATACAGAAGGCTGCCTCAGACCCGTCCTGTGACATTGAGAAGCTCGAACGCCTGATGGCTATGCACGAGCGCATGCAGGCCAAGCAAGCCGAGCAGCAATACGCCGAGGCCATGGCGGCCATGCAGCAGGAACTGCCCGCCATCGGCGAGCGGGGAAACGCAGCAGGTCGATACACATACGCCCTCTGGGAAGACATCAACGAGAAGCTCAAGCCGATCCTGGCGAAGCACGGCTTCTCCATCAGCTTCCGCATGCCGCGCTGCGACAAAGGAATCGAGGTGGAGGGAGTTCTGACTCATCGCGCAGGACACAGTGAGCGCACAACGATCGTTCTGCCGGCAGACACCAGCGGCAACAAGAACGCCGTCCAGGCCGTTGCCAGTTCCGTCAGCTACGGAAAGCGCTATACCGCGGGCGCCCTGCTCAACTACACAACCCACGGCGAAGACGATGACGCGTTCAGCGCCGTATCGCAGCAGCCCGCTCTGGATCAGCAGGTCGTTATCGACATTCTGGAGCGCATTGACGAGGCCAAGGATAAGGACGAACTCGCCGCGATCTGGAAGGCGGCTGTCGGGGTGCTTCGCGCGGCCGGCGACACGACTGGCTATGAGCGCGTTAAAGCGGCTGCGGCCGAACGTGGCAAGGCTCTTGAGGGGACAGAGAAATGATTATTATCACCTGCGACCAAGGAAGCCCCGAATGGCACCAGGCCAGGGCCGGGTGCATCACCGCCAGTATGTTCGGCGATGCCCGCGCAAGGCTTAAATCTGGCGCCAACAAAGGCCAGCCGACTTCCGCCGCTCTGGATTACGCCTTCAAGCTGGCCGTTGAGCGTATCAGCGGGCAGCCGCTAGATGGAGGATTCGAGACCTGGCAGATGAAGCGTGGTCACGAACTGGAACCAGAGGCCCGCATGGAGCACGAGATTCAGACAGGCCTGATCATCCAGCGCGCCGGCTTCGTGACAACCGACGACGGCATGTTCGGAGCCAGCGCTGACGGACTGATCGGCGAGGATGGCGGCAGCGAGTACAAGTGCTTCCTCGCCCCGGAGAAGCTTCGCGCCTTCCACATCGACAACGACGCCAGCGGAATCATGGATCAGGTTCAAGGATGCATGTGGATCACTGGCCGCAAGTTCTGGCACGTCGGCATGTACTGCCCTGCGCTGGAGCCTGTAGGCCGTCAACTCTGGTGGCGAGAGTTCAAGCGCGACGACGACTACATCGAAGCTCTGGAGGAAGACCTGTGGCAGTTCAAGCTGCTGGTCGACGAGTACGAGGCAAAGCTTCGGGAGAAGGCGGCATGAGCCAGATCGACTTCAGCCGTCATCCTGTAGATGTGCATCGAGACGAAATAGCCAGCCAGGTAGATGCGTTCCTGGCGGGCGGCGGAAAGATCGCATCCATCCCAATCGGCATGTCGGGAGACAAGGACGTCCAGTGGAACGGTAGGTCGGCACGAAAAGCTAAGCCAGGGCAGACCGACGCCGCGCACGCTGCGTTCGAAAGCAACCGCCGAGAGAATCGCAGGCTGCTATCGCAAACAGTCCGTTACTGCGCAGACAAGGGGATGACTATCTCCGCCACCGCAGACGCAATGGACCTTGACCGCGCTACTGTCCGCAAGATCGCCGCCGAGCACGGCATCAGGTTCGGGCATCGTTAGCGCCGCGACTCCCTCTCCCCGAACAGGAATAACCCCATGCACCAGCTAACAGCGAATCACCGCCCTGGCGGTGTGACGGTCACCGGCTGGCCTGAAGAAAGCCAGCTCATGACCCCAGACGACATTCTGCTATTCGCGAGAGCGGTGAGGCAGATAGCGATCAACCAAGCCCAGGGCGCCGAGGGTGTTCTGGTCTACCCGGAGGTGGGTGATGGAAGTCAAGGCGAAGACCAAGCGTGACTCCGGCCTGCGCACGGCAGTGCTCCTCCTGAAGCGCGCAAACCGCTACGTCGGTGTCCACAACAGCATTGGCGCAATGGACCTCAGCACAGAGATTGTCGAATTCATCGCTGCTATTGAGCGGCAGGAGAAGGTATTGTGAGCAAGGAACTGAACAAGGCATCGGTAGAGCAGGCAGGCGGGGATGAGCGCGACTTGCAGGCAGAGGGCGCGCAGGAGGTTCCATCGCCAGTCTCACAAGAGTATGACCGACATTTGATCAGTCTTTTGCGTAAAGGTGAGGCACTTCCTGGCCACCAGGAGGAAGCCGCTGACGAGATCGAGCGCCTGCGCGACTGGAATGATCACCTGAACAACACCGTTCTACCCAACATCCTCAATCCAAATTTCCTGATGCTTATGAAGGGTGGCGAGAGGCTGCTTGACCTGTGCACGAAGGACGGCAAGTTCATTGGCGTATCGCTGAATGACATGAAGGACGTGTTTGATTGGATGGTCACGCACGCTCGAATTGCACCTGATCAAGCCGCCCTGGCGCAACCCTCCCCGGCGCAGGGCGATGAAAAACCCGGAGACAGCATCCTCTGCTACGGATGTTTCGCCAAAGGCGTCGGTCCCGACCATTTCGACGAGGCTGGGAAGTGTCTCGCAGCGCAGGGCGAGCAGGCAGAGCCGAAGTCGGGGCTTGAGGGATGGCGAGACGCGATCCGCCAGCTCGCCGAACAGGAAGAGGCTGTTGGTTGCCAGGGCACCAACTGCGGAACAACGACGGGCGATCACTCGCCGGAGTGCCTTGCCGAAGCGGCGGCATCCCAGGGCTGGGAGCTGAAGCCGGAAGACCTAGGCGAGGTGGAGGTGGTGGGCTATCTCGCCACTGCCGAACATCCGAAGCACGGCCAGCCGCACAAGGCGTTCAACTACTTCAAGGACCAGCACGACGCGCAGGTGGCGCACTGGCGTGAGCGCGGCTGCACGGTGACGGAAGACCGGCTTATGACCGTCTCCCAGCACGAGCGCATCGTCGGGGCGCTGCGGGCGGAGAACACAAAGCTGAGCGAAGCGCTCGACGAGAGCGATGGAGACCGCTGGAAGCTGCGATCCGAGCGCGACGCTGCCAACGCCCGTCTGCACGAAGTAGCAACGGACTGCGCAACGGCAGAGCAAGAGCGCGACGCCGCCCTGGCCAGGGTGGCGGAGCTGGAGCGCGTCCTGCGGGTAGTGGTCAACGCTGCCGACCATGGCTCATGGCCGACCACGGTGATGCATGGCATCGAGAAGGTGCGTGAAGTTCTCGCAGGCTCAGCCCCGCCCGTCAAGGCTCAGCCCGAGGAAACGCCCGGAGAAATACTCGCCGCCAAACTGATCGAAACCTGGGTGGCGAAGCATGGAAAGCCGGCTCCATGGTCAAAAATAGTCGAGATCACAGCGCTTGCGACCAACATGCCCAACGACGAGCGCGACCGACTGCTTGCACTGGACGATGACGTGGACGCCCAGGCTCAGCACAGCGTGCCGGGAAATGCTGCCGCTCTGGTACGGGCCGAAGGAAAGAAATACTCGCTCAACGCTGCCGGCATGCTTGACTCCGGCGCCCCGGAACACGCCCAGACCTTTGCCATCGTTCAGTTGCTGTCCGAGTTCGATGACGAAGAAGCGGAAAGCCACTGGGAAGCGATCATGGCCTATTCCGATTTTCGCACCAGTGACGCTCTGTTCCATGCAGCCGAGCTGCTCGCCGCCGCGCCCGGCAAGGAGGTAGGTCATGAGTGAGGAACACTACGAATCGAGGCTGGCAAGCAAGTGCCAGGGAGTCGCCCGGTGCCTGAGCTACAACGGGAACCGGCACGAAGCAGAGGCCAAGCATGTCTTGCTGGAAGCCTCTCACATGCTCGACAGCCATGCAGTCCGGGTCCATCAGAAAGCCGACGGTCTTCTGATGGTAAACGCTCGCGGCAAGTCGCGATTCATGAACTGGCGCGAACGGCTCGCACGCTGGCTGCTTAAGGGCTCATTGGAGATTCGGCCATGAGTGAAAGATACCGAGTAGAGCAGACAGGAAAAGGGTTCTGGCCCTATTGCGTCAGGGCCGGAAATGGCACGCGCGATCTGTATGTGGGGCACAAAAAGACCTGTGACCGAGTTGCGGCGGAACTGACAACTGCGTTCAGGGATGGAGAATTTGTTGGCAAGGGACTCTACGACGCCCTCGCCGCCGAGGCCCAGGCGCTCAGGGAGGAAGTCGCGGCACTGCGCGCAAGGGTGGTGGTTCCGGATGGGTACGCGCTCATGCCGCTGGAACCATCCCCCGAAATGCGTCTTGCGAGCCACCGGTACAAGCGCAAGAACAAAGTCTCGACCGGACCTGGATTCTGGCGCGCAATGGCCGAGGCTGCTCCGCGCCTCAACGGCCTGACGGTCAGCGCGTCCGCGCTCGATACCCTGCGCCGGTTCGCTACCGGGGAGGTTGGGCACCTGAACAGCGGGCATTGCCCTGATGATCTCGAAGGCCGCTCGGCGCGCGATCCGAATTGTTCGGTATGTAGAGCGCTAATCGATACGGAGAAGAGCAAATGATTGTTCTGAGGTTCGAAAAATATCTGACCCTTTTCTCCTATCACGGCCTTCCTGTCTACATCGGAGACCAATGCATCACCCGCAGATCATTGGTCTGGTGGTGGCCGATAAACTGGATTGCCGTCTCCATAGGCGCACCAATCGTCATCTGGCGGCTATGGCGTCTTTCCCGCAGGAGGAAATCCAATGGCTGAAGAACTGAAACCGTGTCCGTTCTGCGGATGTTCGATGCGCCTGGAGAGCAACCACGACTGGCACAGGATCGTAGGCGATCACTCGGCCGAGTGCGTGTTTCTCGACAGCGAAACCATGATGGTCCCAGCCATAAAAGATCAGCGTGAAATCGCCATCGCTGACTGGAACACCAGAGCAGTCCCCGCAGGCCATGTGGTGGCTCCGCGGGAGTTGCTGGAGGAACTTCTTGAGGCCGCGAAGGACGGTGCGGCGCACAAGGGGGAATACCTGTCCAAGAAGTATGGCGAGCCAGAGCTGTTCGCGAAGTTCGATACCCTCCTCCAATCCTAACCCTTTGATTCTCCTCCGATGCCGGAATCCCGGCATCGCCACCGCCACCCTCGGCCAGGCTGAAACCCGCATTCCTGCTGGGCTTCAGCACAAAAACTAGCCGATTTTGGCCAGCGAGCCCGCCACCCCAAACCAACGAATCCGACCCCCGGAGGACCAACCGTGGACAACGAAAACGAAACCCTGGTCGCGCTGCTGGTCATCGCGCTGATCGTCTTCGGCATCTTCCGGATAGTCGGGGACTTCCAGAACCTCTACGAGCAGACCGAGTTGAAAGGACAGGAGTTGAGCAGATGGAGCAAGCAATGAGACAGGAGTTTGAATACCGCTTCCCGATCCCTGAAGGCATCGAGTGGCGTGACACCGATTACTTCCCGGTGCAGACCGATAACGTCCACGTATACGTGGCTCTTGCCGGAGTCGCTGCGCGCTACACGTCGATGTGGCAAGCCTGGCAAGCCAGCCGCGCGGCTCTGAGGGTGGAGTTGCCGCCGACGATCACCGCCGAAGAGGTTGTTGAGCATTTCAACATCGACGAGGAAGGCATCGACATGGCCGCTGGTATTGCGCACATGGTCAACGGCGCCATCTGGTCCTGTGCGGCATTCATCCAGCAAGCCGGAATCGAGGTGAAGCAGAATGGATGAGCCACTTTTCAACGAACTGCTGGAAAGCGTGAAGCAGGCGGACCAGATCATGACCGACCACGCAAAGCTGCGGAGGCTGGCTGAAGAAGTGATCCGAATTGAGCGGAGCGAGGATGAGCCGATCTCCTCTGCTTGGGAATTATTCGATTCCGCCGCCAACCCCAAAGCCATCCTCGCCCTGCTGGACGAGATCGACGGGCTGAGCGACGAGTTATCCGCATGCACCGAGCATCCGGGCGGATGTGGGTATTGGCGCGAGGCCGCCAAGCGTAGAACTGAAGAACGCGATCAGTTCAAGGAGGAGAACGAAGCCCTGCGCGAGAGCCTGCAAGCGCTGATTCATATTTCAGACGCTACAGGCTGGGAAGACCATACCTGCGGAGAGATAGCCAAGGCGCGAGCAGCCCTGGAAGGAGCCAAGCCATGACCGATATCAACAAGTTGAAGGAATTGGCGGAGCGGTACATCGCCAATCCATCCGGAGCCGGCGGCGAAGACTCCGCATTCCGTGCCGCCGCCAATCCACAAGCCATTCTCAAGCTGATTGCCGAGGTTGAGCTGCTGAGCGCTCGGCTCAAGGCGGAGAACGTGGCGCTGCGCAAGATCATTAGCGAGTGCGCCACGGCCTGCGGCGCTGGATGCGCGCCAGAATGCACGCTGGAGTTCATGAGCATGTTGCCTGGCGAGATCTCATCGGTAGTTAGCCGGCGCGCAGCCGCCGAGATCGGCAAGTCTATGGGAGGTGGGGAGTGATGAAACGGGAGGAATTCGAGAAACGCATGGCCGGCGTATTCGACCTGTCTAGCTACGTCGATGACCAGGGCAACATTCGATATTTCGACAGCAACACACAGGCTGCTTGGGATGGATGGCGATGGGCGATGGTGGTTTTCCAGCCAATTGAAGCAGAACGGTATGGAGAGTTGAATGAGCGACGCACCCATTGAACCCCATGAATACCTCTACGGCGTAAAGGTCGTCCAGATCGAGGACCTTCGAGTCGCCCGTGGATTGACCAGGCGCCCGGTTTCTTCATGCCGTCACAGGAAAATGGTCTACGACGACAAGGAGCGCCGCATCTGGTACAGCGACTGTGAAACGGAGGTCGAGCCGTTTGATGCCTTCATGCACCTGGTACAGGTATTCGACGGCGGCTTGAAGGACTTGAACAGGCGCCGCCGAGAGTTGCATGAGGCAGAGCAGTTTGCAATCCGCAGCCGTGCGGCCAAGGTGATCGACGAAGCGTGGCGCAGCACGAAGATGGCTCCGCTTTGCCCACACTGCAATGAGGCGCTTCTCCCGGAAGACGTTGTAAAGGGAGTTGCCACGGCGTCCAAGCAACTGATCATCGCTCGCCGCAACAAGCAGAAACAACCGAAGTAGCCCAGCCGAGCCCACTAGGGCCTCTTCCTGAGGCCCGCCCGGCTGGGCGTTCAAATCCTACCAGAAGGCCTGACCGAGCAGTTAACCCCCATATTGCCCGATGCGGGCGCCCTGCCCGGCCAAGCCTCCACGAATTCTACCCGCCAACCCGATGCCGTTGATCGGCCAAGGTCTCGCTATGTCTTTGATTTCAGTTGAGGCGGCCGCCGGCATTCTCGGCGTGAGCCGCAGGACCGCGTACCGCTACGCGGACGAAAAGCTGATCCCGGTGGTCAGGTTCAAAAAGACAATCCGGGTTCACAAGGAAAAGCTCGAACAGATGCTTGAAGAGGAAGCCGCTGCTAGCATGCGCGACGCGGTCGGCGTACCGGAGGAAGTATGCCGTACAAGAGAAACGACTCCGCCTACTGGTGGATCTCTTTCAAATCAGCAACAGGAAAGCTTGTTAGACGCTCTTCTGGAACTGCCGACTACTCGGCGGCGAAAGCACTAGAGCAACAGGAGCGCGCGAAAGCGTGGAAGGAAAAGGAAATGGGCGTGAATCCGCCCAGGACCTTTGAGGAGGTGATCATTCCGTACCTGCAGCACGCTCGCCAGCATCAGCGCAGCTACGAAACGACCGTGCACCGCATAAAGCCGCTGCGCGAGTATTTTGCCGGACGCGTGGTCAACGATCTAGGGGGCCAGGACATCCGGGGATATGGAGCGCATCGGTTGGATGCCGGCGCATCCCCGGCAACCATCAACCGAGAACTCGCCGCACTGTCCGCGGCGATCAACCACTGCAACACGGAACTGGAGTGGGCCCTTCCTAACCCAGTGAAGGGACGGAAGATGCGCGAGGCCGAAGGGCGTGATCGTTGGCTGACCAGGGCAGAGGTCGAGGCCCTGTGCCGAGCGGCGCGAGGGCAGAAGTTTGGCCCGATGCTGGAGGACTTCATTCGCCTGGCCGTCAACACAGGGTGCCGACGGGAGGAAATGCTTGGCTTGGAGTGGCGCAGGGTCGATTTCGCAAATCGACTGATCTACTTGGAGGCATCCCACACGAAGGCAGGCAAGCGCCGGAGCATCCCGATCAACGAAGGTGCGATGGCAGCACTAAAGCGACGAATGGCATTCAGGTCCGAGACCAGCCCGGAATGCCCCTGGGTCTTTGCGCGCGCTAACGGTGATCGAGTGGTATCGCTTTCGGCCGGCTTCAAGCAGGCCTGCCAGGAAGCGAAGATTGCGGACTTTACGATTCACGACCTGCGCCACACCTGCGCGGCATGGCTGGTCAGCTCCGGCGTTCCGCTGGCGGATGTACGGGATCTGCTCGGACACTCGACAGTCGCGATGACTGAGCGATATGCCCACCTTGCTCCGGCCAGGGTAAGGGATGCGGTTGGGGTTCTTGATCAAGTCCGTGAAAGTCGAATTTCACGTTCTGTTCACGTTGATAATCCAGCGCATCTACATGGAGGGCCGCTGAAGCTCGTAAACACTTGATTTAGAAGGTGGTGCGGACGGAGAGACTCGAACTCTCACGCCTTGCGGCGCTGGAACCTAAATCCAGTGTGTCTACCAATTCCACCACGTCCGCGGGACACTGCTTGGAAATGAAAACGCCAGGCCTTGGGCCTGGCGCTTCGGAATATGGGGTGGACGATGGGAATCGAACCCACGACACCAGGAGCCACAATCCTGTGCTCTACCAACTGAGCTACGCCCACCATATTACGACTTGCGGTAAAACATCGCCTGCTTCTTGCCGATTCGCCGAATGGCGCACCCGGCAGGACTCGAACCTGCGACCATCCGCTTAGAAGGCGGATGCTCTATCCAGCTGAGCTACGGGCGCTTTATTCATCTGCATTCAATGCTGAGCGCAAACTTTAAGCTCTGGCAATCACAAAGTCAGCAACCGACTTGCATTACCTCTTACCCTGCGTCCGGCTGTGCTCGGCAAGCGGGGCGCATGTTATACAGGGGGCGAAAGGCCGTCAACGGGTTTTTTAAAAAAATTCAGTCATATAAAGGAGTTACGGCAAATCAGCGGGCCGCCTCCTTTGCCCCGGGCGGCGTCCGTGCGAAAATGCGTACCCTTTTTCCACCCGATTCGATGGTTACCCTTCCGACATGACCGCACAACTGATCGACGGCAAAGCGATCGCCGCCAACCTTCGCCAGCAGATAGCCCAACGCGTGACCGAGCGCCGCCAGCAAGGCCTGCGCGTTCCCGGCCTGGCGGTGATCCTGGTGGGCACCGATCCGGCCTCTCAGGTCTATGTGGCGCACAAGCGCAAGGACTGCGAGGAAGTCGGCTTTCTTTCCCAGGCCTACGATCTTCCCGCCGATACCAGCCAGGACGAGCTGCTGGCACTGATCGACCGCCTGAACGACGACCCCGCCATCGACGGCATCCTGGTCCAATTGCCGCTGCCGGCCCACCTGGATGCCTCCCTGCTGCTGGAACGCATCCACCCGGACAAGGACGTGGACGGCTTCCATCCCTACAACATCGGACGCCTGGCCCAGCGCATGCCGCTGCTGCGCCCCTGCACCCCGAAGGGCATCATGACCCTGCTCGCCAGCACCGGCGCCGACCTGTACGGCATGGACGCGGTGGTGGTCGGCGCCTCGAACATCGTCGGTCGGCCGATGGCCCTGGAACTGCTGCTGGGCGGCTGCACCGTCACCGTGACCCACCGCTTCACCCGCGATCTGGCGGCCCACGTGTCGCGCGCCGACCTGGTGGTGGTCGCCGCCGGCAAGCCGGGGCTGGTCAAGGGCGAGTGGATCAAGGAAGGCGCCATCGTCATCGACGTCGGCATCAACCGCCAGGCCGACGGCCGCCTGGTCGGCGACGTGGAGTACGACGTTGCGGCCCGGCGCGCCAGCTGGATCACCCCGGTTCCGGGCGGTGTCGGACCGATGACCCGCGCCTGCCTGTTGGAAAATACCCTGCACGCAGCCGAGCACCTGCACGACTGA